GTCGACGTACTGGCGCGAAACACCAACGGTTTTTGCAAGTTGCGTTTTGGTTGCGTCTGGTTGCGTTTCGTGCAACTCAAGGATGCGCTCGCGGTTGCTCTTTTGCTGTTCCGGTTGCGTTGGTTGCGCAACCAACGCCTCCTGGGTTGCCCGATTCGCAACCTTCTGGTTGCGCAAGTTGCGCATCTCTCGCATCGCCGTTTTCTGCTCTTCCGCGGCTTCTAACCTGCGCGCGTGCTGCCCACGCACGGCTAATATCAGCGCGGCGATCACGCTCAGCGATGACAACAGCCCTTTAGCCACCTTCTCAACCGCGCCAGAGTCGTCCAGCAGCACGTTGACTACCAACACAACGACCATGTAGAACACGCCGGCGCTCAGCGTGAGCCAAACCGGCGCTAACCCGCGAACCTTGCGTGGTTTGATTTTCCTGCCTCTACCCTTTGCCGGCCCGCGCACGCTATCACGCTTGCGGTCGTTGTAATCCCAGAGCGTGATCGTGGTCGACACGGCAGATAAGCCCAGAAACTCGACCACAATAGCACCCAACCAAGCAATGGCCGCCGGCATTCCAAGCGCGTCCCTGAGCCCGATGTGTACCATCCATGCCGGAAGAAGTGGCGCTAACCAGGGTGCTGAGGCCGCGATTATATCAATCAAAAGCGACTCGACCGCCTGGATTAGCCGTTTCGAGTTTTTCAAGAAGGCAACGACACGGGCGACAAAATCAGGCCTAGTCTCCATCCGAGTCCCCCTCCCCCATCATTGGCAGGCGAATCGCCGGCAGCCGGTTGGTCAAAATATCCACGTCAATCTCGCCGGCAGTCGGCGGCAGGCCTGCGCCGGACATAGCCCCAGGCAGCTCCAAAAAACCAAACAGCGCATGCGGGTGAGCTTCCGCTGCGGTGAGGATCGCCTTCACGAACCAGGCAGCAATGCGGCCCATTTGATAGCGCGCCTGCTCGGATCCCTTACGTTTCTTGCGGTCGAATGACCAGACTTTATCCGGGTATTTACACGGCAGTGGGGTGAAGAGAAAGCGGTATCCCCGCCCCTGCCACTCGAAACGCACCACCCAGGCAAAGCGCCCGCCGGCCTGGCCCTGAGTGACCATCTGGTTGTCCGCGCCAAAATCTTCCAGCATCTCCTGGATTTCACCCAGGCTTTTGGCCGGGTGAACCGTGGTCGACCAGTAGTTAGCGTCTTCTGCGAAACGTATATTCATGGCTGTTCTCCTAAATGCTTCTCCGCATAGACCGCCCATAGAGCGGTGCGGCAAACGACCAACGAGACGTTACGGTTAAACAGCAAGTACACGCGGTGGTCAGACAAATCGGTTACCTGTCCTATCGGAGTGATAAAGCAAACTACCCCAATTGGATCGAACTGGATATTGACAGTCATCGACCGACGAATCGCATCAATCACAGACAAAGTGTCTTTCCAAACGTTTGAAGGATCAAACATGTTATGAATGGTGTAAGAGTAAGAGAAAGGGGATTGACTAGTTTTTTCACTGCGGCCCTGTTTCCATCCCATCACGTGCTCACCGATCAGGAGATTTAATTCCTTGCCGGCTTCGAGCTCTTCAACAAACATACGGTCAATAATCATGGCTGTTCTCATATAGACTTACTTTAGTAATGCTATACAATCGCCTGTGAGGCATATAGAATGACGTTGCCTTGCCTGAATAGCCCTGTGAGGGCTCCTGTGCGGCCCTGTGCGGCCCTGTGCGGTTCCTGTGCGGTGCCTTTGAGGCCTATGAGAGCCTTAGAGGGCTACGTGCCCTGCGCGGAAATACCCGCCAATTTCTCCAGTTCGGGTGTAGTTTTCCGCGAAGAAACTGCGTCAACCGGATGGGTCAGCCAGCCGCGGCGCTCCCACTCCTCGGCGGTGGTACGGATCTTCCATTCCGTCGCGCGCCCGTCCATCATTTCAGCCAGCCGCTTGATCTTGAACTGCCCCCCCATCGTCTCAATCGCTAAGCGCACCAGCGTGCATTCAATCTCGGTCAGCGCGTTGACCGGCGCGGTCCCGCCGCCCAACCAATCCGACTCGGCCTGCGGGTCGAGCATGTAGGTCTGGATGGGCTGGTATTGGCCGGCCAGGCGCAAGACGGCCCTGCCTGGTCGCTGGATCTGGTTGGCATACAGGCCCCACGAGCGGTTATCCAGCGTTACCGACCCGCCGGTATCGTCGGCCATGCGGAAACATAACCGGGTCTGGAGCATGCCCGACAGCTCGCGGCTCACATCTTTCGCGCGCCAGTTGTGCGCGGCCAAAACCATGTGCAGGCCCCACTTGCGCCCGCGCCTGGCCACCTCACCCAGTAGCCGCACGATCTCCTTATCACCCATGACCGTGTTGGCCTCATCGACCAGCAGCAGCACGCGCTTGAGTTTGTCGGGCGAGACCAAGTTATAGGCATCCATATCATCCGGCGGCATGTCACCAATTGAGCGATACAGCGCCGCGCGCCGGGCAATCTCCGACTCCAGCAGCTCCAATAACTCTAAAACATCGTCGCCCGAGGATGCGATGGGCCGGCCGGTGACCCGCTCCCAGGCCGCGCCAAACGTATGACCATCCGGGTCGGCAAGGTAAATATCCCAGCCGTGCACCCGCGCCGTGTGGGAAAGCACGCGCAGGAAGGTGCTTTTACCCGAGCCTTGTCCGCCGCCGATCAGCATGTTTTGCCATGCCCGCGCGTCGGCCATGATCGGCCCGCGCATACCTATGCCGAAGTCAAAGTTTTCCGGGCCGGGGAATGCCGGCAGTTGTGCGCTGTCTGGCAGCGCCGGTTTATTCGACAGTAGCACGGCGTATCTCAGGCCGGTCGAATTGGAAATGACTACAGGCCGGCCGCCCAGCGCGGTCGAAAGTGAGTGAACCAGGTCCTGGGTGATGTACGGCGCGAGTTTTGGCAGCGCGGGTAATACCCCGATCAGCCAGGCGTAGCCGTCGCGCTCGACCAGCAGCCAGCGTTCGGGCGTCTGTAGCTGGCGCGCCGTCATCATCTCGACAATCAGAGTCTTGACTGCCTGCGCCTGAGCCAGATAACTTTTCACTTTCCACCCCCTTGCATCAACAGTTTGCGCTCAACCTCATCCAGAATATTACCCATCGCCGGGTCGCCCGGGTCGATAATCTCAATCTCGCCGGCAGTGCGCGGCGCATCTAGTGCCGGCGGGGGAAAGCTGGAAGGCGTGGCCCGCAGCAGGTCAATCTTCTGTTCGTTTTGCTTGACCAGCAGCTGGACGGCCGGCGGGGTCTGCTCGGGCGCGGCGGTATTCATCACCGGGTTGACCTGCAAATTGGGGTTGATCGCCAGGCCGTTTTTGATTTGCACCGGGTATTTGCCCTGGGCATTGGCGTGCACCTCTTTGTACTCGGTCTTTTTCCACACCCAGCGGTAAGCCAGCAGCCCCAGCAGGCCCAGTAAAAAGGTGGGAATCGCCCATTTGGTCACGGCCCAAACGGTGACCATCGTTTTGCGCGATTGGATATCCAGGGCGCGTTTCTCCTGCTCAGCGTCGTTTTTTTCGGCGATGGCTGTGGCGGCCTCGTTGGTCACCGCCATCTCCGCGCTGAAAACCGCCTGGGTCTGGGTGCTGGCAATGGCGGAGGCCTTCCTGCGCTCGATCGCGTTATCGGTGGACATGATCGAGCCTGCCGTGGCCGTTTGACCGTCGATGCGCAGCCGGTAAGCAAACTCGGTCGCCTGCGCGTACTCGCCGGCCACACGGAACGCCTCAGCCGTGTTGGCTGCGCGCCAGGTACTATCGGCGTCGGCTACCATGCGGGCAGCCACGGCAGTCTCTTCCAGCCCGCTGTATCCGCGGGGAGCTTCGAGCACAGGCAGGCGAAAGACCGCTGCGCTGGCAGGTTGGTTCGGATCGCCCAGCGCGGAAGAGGCAAACGCCGCCATACCCAAACACACCAGGATGATCAGGAAGATCATTACCCCTGAGTTCCCGCCGGAAGACCTGGAACCACCGCCCTCGTGATGACCGCCGTATCCACTCATGTTATCCCTCCCAAAAGGGGATGAACCCTTTAACCTGCTTTGCGATCGCCCGATAAACGTCTTTATCAATCAGTACGATCTTTACTTCCGGGTAGTACTTCGCCATTCGATCCAGCTTTGTTTTTGACTTTTGATCCATCCAACCTTTAACCTCGTGGTACTCGATCGACCCGTCGCAGCCGTAAACCTTGAAATCTGGAAGATAGGATCTTGTACCGCGCTTTATAGCGTGAAACTCAAAAACATCCGGCTCGAATTCCCACTTTGCAATCTGACCAATGGAGATAAGCCAATTCAGGTATCTTGCGTAATTGGCCTCCCAGGCGGAGCGAAAATACTTTCCGTCCAGGTCATCGCGCCTGCCCATTCTCCCGCTACTATATCCCTGGCGAAGCTTCCCCTCTTTTTGCATTGCAGTCATACGATCAGAGCATGCCTGTGATCTTTCGTCCGAATTCAATTTAGAATCAGGATTTGCCCATGCGAGAGTGATACCTTTTGACATCAATTCTCTGGTGCTTTCAGTATGCGTTTTCCCTCTGTGTCCTTTCGGATGCTCATGGGTTTTATGCCATTCCTTTACAAGCAAAGACATCTTTCTTATTTGACCCCGTGACTTCTTCCTGTTCTGGTTGGTCAACCCGAGCTCCCGGGCCTTGCGAGAAATATTTGCCTTATCACGTGAAAACAAAACTTCAAGCGCATCCAGATTTATTTCATCTCCCTGGTAGTGTTCACGCAGTATCTCGATCTCTTTGTCGGTCCAGAATTCATGGCGCTTTCTCCAACCCATCTTCCAGCATAGGTTTCTTACAGATGTTTCGTTGCGTCCAAGAACTGAAGCAATGTCTTTATACTCCAGGGTCTGGTAATTCAGTTTGACCAGCTCGATCTCGTGATCCTGCCATTTTCCCATCATACCGCGCTCCCTCCATCCTGGCATACTTGCGCGCCGGGCCACAGCTGCGAATACAATTCCTGCCTGCGCTGGATCTCCGCGGCAAGCTGGCGCTCAGCCGGCCAGTCACCGCGCAGAATTGCTAAACAGCGCTCGATTTCCAGCCGGGTGTCAGTCATTGTAAAGGCCTCGCTGAGCGCGGGCGCCCAAAATCTCGCGCACGTCGCAGCCCTCGACTTCAACCGGCACCCCGCCCGAAATGCGAGAGGCCAAATAGGCCATATCCTCGGGCAGCGAGTCGGGGTTGTTTTTCATGGCCAGCACGGTCAGCAATCCGCTCGATTCGTAGCGGGTATCCAGCAGGCGGTGCATTGTCTGCATCACCCACGGCGTGTGGGCAATCTGGTCAAGCTCATCGATGGCCAGCACCGGGATCTGCCGCGTCTCGCGGATCGCCGCCTCGACCGCAATGCCGCCACGGTCATCGCCGAACATATCGCGGATCTCGGCGATCAGGTCGGAGGCGTTGACGTAGCGCGAGCGCACGCCAATCCCCCGAAAGCCGTTGACCAGGCTTTTGAGCAAATGGCTCTTTCCCCGGCCAGGCTGGCCCCAGAACGTGACGAAGCCCTCGGGCCGCTCATTCATACCCAGCATGTTGCGCGCAGCGCGCTGCGCGAGCTGCTTTTCCGCAAAATCGCCGGTCACACGGAACTGCTCCAGTGAGACAGACAAATCATCGCCTTTTAAACCGCAGTTTGCGCGGAGGTAATCCTTCCACGCCTCACCGGTGCACCGCGGGCAGGGGCTGGAATGCGTCTCGCCAGTGTACCAGCCTGGGACGGGTGTCGGCAGCCACTTGACCTTACCGCCATTGGGTTGGGCGTAGGGGCCGGAGACGGACACAAAGACAAACATCAGCCGCGCCCCGCCGCAGTTACGGCAGAGATTGGCAACGGCATTATCAGGCGCGTCGACCAGCAGCTTTGTCGCCTTCGGGTTATCCAGCAGCGCAACCAGGTCAGCCGGCCATATTCTCCCGTCAGGGATAGGCCGCTCGGGCGGAAGCGATTCTAATTCCGGCGCGTCTATCTGAATATCGCTGAGTATATTCTGAATAGTGGTCATGCTTTCACCCCTTTCCCGCGCAGGTAAATCTGATAATCGTTCTCAGTCACCGTCTCGCCGAATAAGTCCAGGTTCTTACGCTGGAAAACCTCGAAAGAGTCCACGTCAGTGAACGCCGGCTTACTGGCGCGCAGCTCCGCAGCCTTAGCGGTCACATAGTACGTCAGCGACCCGGGCCGGCCTGGCATAAACCGTTTGTCAATCTGCTGGCCTTTCCAATCCTCGTGGTATGCCCGTAAAGCATTTAGGCCGAATTCGCCGCAAGCCTCACGCAGATCGCGGGCCTCGTTGATCCATAGGCCATGCTGCCCGGCCTTTTTTCCAGCCTTTGCCGGCGGAACAAGTTTCCACAAACGGCAGACCTCCCGAATGATCTCGCGGGTATCTTCCGGATAAGAGGAAAAATCGATCTCCCCTTTCCGCGCCTCGAACTTCTGCAAGGCTGCCAACGCGCCGGCGTTTTTGACCGTTCCGTTTCCGTTGGAGGCAGCGGGCGCGTCAGCGCCCAAATCTTTGTTAGTCTCTGAAGTACCCTCTGTAGGAATAGTCTCTGTTAATGGTTCTCGCCGTTTGGCGAGAAGGTTTTCGCCGTTTGGCAATTCCCTTTTCGCCGTTTGGCGAGAACCACCGTTTTCGCCGTTTGGCGAAAAGGGAATTTTGGCATTCGCGAGCTTCGCTTCCGGGGTGTATGGATTGATAAATGGTTTAGCCGCCCACTCATTCCACAAAGCCAAAAAGCGATCTTCGACCAGCCGCAGGTGCAAGGTTGGGTCGCGATTGAACTGGAAGAGTTTCTTTTCGATCAGCCCGGTTTTTACCAAAATCGCCAGGATCCGGTCTGATTGATCAGGGGTAATCCTGACCCGCTCATACCATTCGTAACGGCGGGCAGCGATCCAGAACTTACCCTCGTGTTCCACGCGCAGCTTTGAGCCGCCCTCTTTGGTTGGGAGATACCAATAGACAATCTCGCTCAACACCAGGCCGGCCAGTACATCCCCGCCGGCCATATCCACGTAGATCTTTTTGAAATCAATCGTGTCGCGGGAAGCGCGCTCCCACTGGAAGAACCGATCCATCGATGACATCACTCAGAGTCCCCCTCGGCACTCGATTCGGCCTCTTCCTGGCCTTCCACGCTCCGGATAGAGCCGGTGAAAGACGGCACCGCCTCGACCTCGACGAAAACGGTATAGATCCGGTTCGTGCGCGGGTCGCTGACGGTAATCGTCATAGAATTTGGATAATCAAAGTCACCGAAACGATCTTCGAGGTATTCTTCAGCGGCCTTCTCCGGACTATCCGCGTAAACCGGTACAAGATCTTCCGGGTCATAATCTTCAGGCCCGCAGAGATACATCGGCGGGCATTTGTGCCCGTATAGAAAAGTTCTTTCTTTGCATGTCGGGCATTCGCCCCAGCTGTTCGCCCAGTCGCTCATAGCCACGCTCCCCTCACCAGTCAGAATATAAAAACATCTAACCTAAAACCGGTTTCGCGTGAATTAATTAAGCAGCGTCCCAGTTATTGGCCTGACCGGCTTGAAACTCGTGCCCGAGCTGGGCCTGCGCTGCCAGAATCGAGCGGCGCACCCGCTCGATATCCGTCAGTACGGGCGTGAGCAGCTCGCGCATTTCTTCGCGCCGGCTGATCGCCTGGCGCACGCGCAGCTCATCATGCTCAAGGATGGCCAGCGCCGTGCCCAGCGAGTAGAGGCGGTCCTCGACCGACGCCTGGCGCGCGTCGGCCGATCTGGATAATTGGCCCTTCATGGCCGCTCTTCCATCTGCCGGGCCCGCAGCGCCTCGCGCTCTTCTGCCTCGCGGGCGCGCAAACCGCGCTCGTGCCAGCTATCCAGCGCGTATAGAGCGCCAACCGTCAGGCCGGCGGAAACCACAATTGCCCATAGCGCTAAGGCCGCTGTGTAGGGTGATATATAACCAATTTCAAATTGGCACCAAATTAGTAGGGCTGTATAAGGCAGCAAAATCCCTAACAGTCCTAGAATATAGTTATAGATAGGATGGAGTCGATCACGACCAACAAGATAACGCCACGGCCAGTAATGCTCCCCAACCATGACCACCGCGGCAAAAATCGCAGCCAACATTACGGAAAATAGAATACTCATGGAAGACCTCCCAGAAACGAATATGTCACGGGAGCGGATCCTCGCTATTATAAAAAGCATGCTCAACGACGTGGACCGCTTCCTGAACGAAACAGACTACAGCCCAGCCACCGCGGTATCCTACGGGTACCATCTCAAACGGTTGGCGGACTGGTTAGATGCTGTTTGCATCCCCCCTGAGCATCTCAATGCGTCCTTACTGCGCACCTATCTCGGGTCCCACGGCTGGCGCAACAACTGTCAGCGGCTGGCCGGCAATGCCGCGAAAAGTTTTTTGAAGTGGCGTTACGGCGCGACTCATGCGGCGCTGAGCCTCAAGCTGCCAAAGGACGACTCTGCCCCCGGCCGCGCATTGGACCAGGTCGAGGTCGACCGGCTGCTGGCTGTGTTCGACACGACCAAAGCCGTCGGCTGGCGCGACCTGGCCATGCTGGCGTTGATGGTTGAGTCAGGCATCCGCGAGGCAGAAGTCTGCCGTCTGGAGCTGGATTACCTCGACCTGCGCAAGATGCGCTTCGATGTGCTGGCCAAAGGACGCGACTGGCGAGAGGGCGTCTTTTCGCCCATTACCGCGCAGTACCTGGATATCTGGCTGAATGCCAGAAAGGAGTTTGCCTATCCACCAAAATGCCCTTATGTGTTTGTGAGTGTGAATGGCAAGACCAAAGGGCGTCGTATGACGCCCGGCGGTCTGCGGGCCAATTTTCGTAAAATGGGAGTACGGGCAGAATTGGGGAAATTCTCTCCGCACGTCATGCGCCGTACAATGGCAACGCTATTGATTTTAAACGGCGCGCCTACCCGGCTGGTGCAGGAGCTCGGAGGCTGGAGTGATATCCAGATGGTCGAGCGCTACACGCGCACGATCAATCCTCAACAAATCGAGCAGTATTCCCCGCTCTGCAATCCTATAGGGTTATCAAAGTAATCCGATAAGATGACTCCTACCCTACCCAAAACAGCGGTCCTGCGGTAAAATAATAGCCGCAAGACCGCTTTTCTTGGCTCACTAGCTCAATTGGCAGAGCAATTGACTCTTAATCAATGGGATTTAGGGTCAACGGATCCGAGAAAATGCGGTTTTTTTGTTGTTAACGTGCTAGGTGACTACATGACTGAGAGCCTGAAACTCTTCAACGTTTTTGGGATGGTGACAGTCAGGCATAACCGCATCGTCGCATTGGCGACGGCAATTTTGCCAGGTGGCAGCAGCTGTGAGCGGACTCTGGCGCGCGACATCGACCCACCACTGAGCGTGATCGCGGATAACAAATCATTAACCTTGCTGTTTGCGGCCTCCCTGCGCGGGGAAACCCGGGCCGAGGTGGCCGTCCAGCAGGTATCCGCGCGGACGGGCGCGGCGTCGGTGATCGACGAGCCGGCCGTGCAAAGCGCGATTGAGGATGTGATTGGTCTGGTGCGCAAAGCTCTATAAGCCTCTACAGCCTACCGGCTGATACGGCGCCGCTGATCCTGGTGACACCTGGCTGGATCGACAGTTCAGCGGACATCGATGCCCGGCCCCCATTTTGAGGGGCTGGGTTGTTTTTAATTATTTGGGTATACCCGAATCTCCTCCTGGGGTGTAGAATAGGATATCGCCGGGGTCCACCTGGCGACCCAACCGAGATGAGAAAAAATCGCACAGCGTTACCAGGGTGGCATAGCTGATTGCCCCGCCCTTGCCGTTGCGCAGGTTATACGCCGTAGTGGGGGAAATACCGGCACGGGCCAGATCGATCGGTGTGGCCTCAGCCTCAACTAACAAACTTTCAACACGCAGCTCTATTGTTCCCGGCATAAAACCTCCATTTCGGTTTATTGTATACTGTTAGTATTCCACTGTCAACAAAGGAAATGTGCCTATAAACTCATATAATCTAAGGAAATTCTTTTACACTGTTGACAATGCACTAGAAAAGCCTTACAATGAACGTACCAAACAAACTGATCCAGCCAATCAGATGCAAGACCAGTCACCAGGAGTACCGTATCAATGTCAGCCGTTTTCTTCACCCTTCACCCCACTGCTGCCCGCTCATTTGAGCAATGCAAAACCATCGCCGACCTGGCCCGCTCCGCTGTGGAGCTCGCGCCGGGTTTTCTGACGTTTTTCAAGATGCTCACAATTGGCCTTTAGGGGGACACGATGACTATTCAAATTACCGAACTTGCACCCACGCTCGAACGCGTAGCTTATAAATTCACCAGCACCGACGAAGATGCCGCCGACTTCCTGCAGGACGCCATGCTGGGCCTGGTAGAATTTACCCAGTCAGACCCGAACGCGCTGAGTAATTCCAGAACCTACCTGGTCAACCGCGGCAAATGGGCCGGTCAGCAGGCCGCCGATAAACACCGCACAATGGAGAACACGCGGTCGACCAGCCTGGACGGCCCCGGCGTAACCTTCGCCGAGCTGCTGCCCGCCGGTACCCTCGACCCGCAGGAAGCCGCCGAGCAGGCCGAAACGATCGAGGAGCTGCTTTCGATGACCGACGATATCCCCGACGGTCCGAAAATGGTCAAGCTGATTTATCTCGGTTATTCCGAGAAAGAGATCGCCGAGACCCTGCACGTCTCCGCCGCGGCCATCAGCCAGCGCAAACATAAGTTGATCGCGCGCTGGCGCAATCTGCAAATCTAATTCACGAGCCACGCACCAGAAGCCCCACGGAAACCCGCGGGGCTTTTTTGATTCTCGTGCTTAATTTTTTGCCGCGAAACCGGTTTTAAGTACACAGGAGAACGGAACGATGGAGCAAAGCCAGCCTACCACCCGGCGCTATTTTGTGCCTGTGCCGGCAGGCGTAACGGATGCGCACGGCCTGCCCGTGCCCGATATCGAGATTACCCGCATTGATTTTTTGGTAACAGGAGCCACCACCACCGTCAACAAAATGGGCATGAATGTTTTTGAAAAAACAATCGTAGCCGAGGGCAAAACGCATAAAAATTTTGACCTCGCCGCGGCGCTGGATTGGCTGCGCGTGCGCGGTTGGACCGTGCGCGAATGGCCCGGCGGCGCCAGGGCGTGGCGTGATGGGCTCAAGCCGATCCGCAGCGCGCGTGAAATTATCCGGCTGCGGGATGAGCTTCGCGCTTATCCACGGCCGGAATTAGAGGGCAAGGCGCATACCCTTGACCTGGCATTTGATCTTTAGGAGGCCAGAATGGAACGGGAGAACTATTTAGAACTAATGTGCTTGCACCTCAGCCGGATTGCCGACTCGCTGGAGATTTTATCCCGACCGGGTAAGGACTATTCGCCCGATTATGTAATGCCCATCGGCGAGTTTGCCGGTTTTGATTGGGGATCAGTCAATATCACCGTGGTACGCGCTGACCGCGATGGGCCGACCCATTTGCAGTGGAACGGCCAGGTATATACCCGGCGCAGCCCCAGCAATAAGTTTGACCCGGCGATCTGGTACTCACGCGCTTCCGGCAAAAGCGAGGACGGCGAAACCGAATATACCCGCCTGATCACCTTCCGTGAGATCAAAGACGCTGATCCGCTGGGGGATAAGACGCGGGCCGTGGTTGACCGCAACCGCCCCCAACAGCCCACGAACGGAACCAACAAAACGCCGGCACCTGCCGCCAACGGCGCGACCAAGCAGCAGCCAGCGCCCTCGCCCAGCCAGGCACCAGCCCCAACGACAAACAGCGCCGTCAAACCACTGGCGTCTGGTGAGCTGGTCTCTTACACCGAGTACATGCGCCGCGCGAAGGCCGGCAATATCACTGCCGAGGCCGCCATGTGGATTGCTCAGCAGATTCCCGTAAAGCCAGAAGATGATCACTCGGTACCCGCCTCGTACCTGCAATTTTTCTACAATGCGAAGCACGCCGGATTTAAGCTGAGCGAGGCATGGAGCCATCTCAAGGAGTCCGGCTTCGATACTGAGGCCGCTACCGCAAAGCTGCCGCCCTTCTAACCCTACCAACTTCCCTTATCGGTACCCGGCCCGGCAGTTCCCCTGACTGCCGGGCCCCTTTTTGCCAATTTGCTTAATTATTTCCCGCGAAACCGGTTTTAGGAAAACAAAACTATTAGGAGTAGATCTATGCCCCCAAAAATCAAACCTCAGACAAAAGCCGTCGTGATGATCACCCCCACCGGCACCTGCATTGTACGCACCGATGACGGCCGTCACGTCGCGCTGGCCCCTCAGCTGGCCGTAGACGTGGCGCGGACCATCCTCGATGAGGGCAAGCCCGCCATTTCACCGCCGCCGGCAAAAAGCGCCGGTTGGGTGCAGTGACCCAGTTACCCAGGGGGACCGCATGATACATGACCTGCTGACGGCTGAGGAAGAGATCGACCTGATCACCTGCGCGCGCGCCGGCGATACTGCCGCGCTGGAGTCGCTGGTCGAGCATAACCAGCGCCTGGTCTTCTCCATCGCCAACCGCTATTTTCATTCGGGTTTCGGCGGTGACCAGGACCTGGAAGACCTGGCGCAGTGGGGCAATATGGGCATGATCCATGCGATACGCAAATTTGACGCCCGCCGAGGCACGCGCTTCTCCACTTACGCAGTGCATTGGATCGACGCTTATATCCGGCGCTACGCCGGCGAACAAGCCAGGACCATCAGCATGACCCAGCGCGATACTGAGCGCCTGCGCAAGATCCGGCGCAGCCGTTCAGCGCTCACCATCCGGCTGCAGCGGGCGCCAACCGCCGCGGAGATCGCCGCCGACTGCGATATGGACGCCGCGTACGTCGCCGACTGGCTGCCGGCCCTGACCGCGCACGTGCGCCTCGACCGCGAGGTTGACCACGCTGCCGGCAATGATGACGCGCTGCACGAGATTATCAGCGCTGCCGACGATGACCATGACCCCGAGCGGGCCCTGGAACGCAAAGAGCTGGCCGAGCTGTTGGGCCGGCTCGACCCGCGCTGCCGGGAAGTAATCAACCGCCGCTTTTTCAACGAGCCGCCCGAGTCGCGCGCTCACATTGCCCAGCAGCTGGGCGTGTCGGTCGACTGCGTGCGCCGGCTCGAACAGCAGGCGCTGGAGATTATCCGGCCGCATTTTGGGGCTTAAGTTTTCTGCGTGAAACCGGTTTTAAATCAGGAGACCAAACACTATGAAAATCAGAATACACCGCATTATTCCCCAGTCCAGAGTCGACGGCCCAGGCGTGCGCACAGTTGTGTTTTTGCAGGGGTGCAGCCTGGCATGCAAGGGCTGCCAGAACCGCCATATCTGGCCGGCTGACGGCGGGCATGAGACCAACACCGCCGACCTGGCGCAGGCCCTGACCATCCTTTCCGGGCGCATCGGCAATGTCACCATCAGCGGCGGCGAGCCCTTCCAGCAGCCGGCAGCGCTGGCCGCGCTGATCACTGATCTGCGCAAGCACGGCACGGTCAAGCACCTGATCGTTTACACCGGCTACACCTGGGAAGAGCTGCACAGCGCCACCCACCCGGCCCGGCCATACCTGAGCGAGATTTTGCAGGGCGTGGACGTGCTGGTCGACGGGCGCTTTATCGCAAAGCTCGACGATCCGATGATCACCTACCGCGGCAGCCGCAATCAGCGGCCCATCGACGTGGCTGAGAGCCTGACCGTAGATGAGCTGGTGGTGCTGGACTGGGATCACCCCGAGGTGATCATCGGCGATGACGGCGAGCTGCTGCTGCCAATCGGACTCGCGGACGTATTTGCCAGCATGGGGGCTGTCAGGCAAAGTCGCATGTGCGGCGAGACAGTCGATGTCAAATGAGCATATCCGAGGAGCGGGTTGCCCGGTTCGACGCGTACCGCGAAACGCTGAGCAAGGATGAGCGCGCGGAGCTGGATCGCATGGTCGTGGAGTGCTGCGACACGTTCCGCCGGCCCGGCGGCCAGTTTGGCGAGCGCATGGCCAAAGAATTGATTATTGCGCTGGTGGACTTCAACCCCCGCCGGCAGGTAGTGAGGTGAGAGATGGGCGAAACAACTGGTATTAGCTGGTGTGATCATACGTTCAACCCCTGGATAGGCTGCACGAAGGTGTCAGCCGGTTGTGATCTATGTTATGCGGAAACGCAGAACAACCGTTTTCAGTGGAATCCTGCCGGATGGGGCAAGGGCGCGCCGCGCAAACTTACGGCAGACGCCAATTGGATAAAGCCGCTGGCATGGGCAAAGCAGGCGATTACCGACGGCGTCTTGCGCCGCGTATTTGCCGGCAGTTTATGCGATCCGTTTGATGACGAGGTTCCAAGCGCCTGGCGCGATCGCTACTTCACCTTGATCGATGACGTTGGAGAATACTGCCGACACTTCCGCACCGTTCCGGGGTCCGGTTTGGAATTTATGATCCTGACCAAACGAATCAAGGGCGCGTGGAAAAAACTTCCTGGCGAGTGGGTCGAGTACCTTCCCGAGTATGTACGGCTGGGCGTCACTGCCGAAAACCAACCAAATGCCGACCGCCGAATCCATGAGCTTTTCAGTACCTGGCGCGGCAAGAACTTTATCAGTGTCGAGCCAATGCTGGGCCCGCTCGACTTAACCCATGATCTCGACGGTTACAACCCTTATGGCGCGAGTCTTGATTGGGTCATTGTTGGAGGAGAGTCTGGCGCCGGCTGTCGGCCCATGAACATAGACTGGGCACGAAGCGTGCGCGATCAATGCAAAGAAGCTGGCGTTCCCTTTTTCTTCAAACAGATCGGTGGGCACCCGAATAAGCAGCACGACCCCGCCAGATGGCCCGCCGACTTGCGTATCCAGGAGTTTCCAAAATGACCATCGACACGAAACTGATCCTGCGCTCGATCGACCCGCGCCCTGGGTTTTTGCTCACCTGCTACCAGATGGAGCTCATGCAAGGCTACGTCCGCGAACTGGTCACCGCATATGAGGCCCAGGCGCAGCAGATCGAGGATCTGAAAGGGCAGTTGCCCAAACGCGTATCTATCGCCGATGCATGGCCCGAAGAGTCGGAGTCGGTTCTGATCTTCCTGAACGGGGACGTTATACCGGCTTTCTGGCAGGAAGAGCAGGAAGGCGACTTTGAGAACGGCTACAAAAAATACCGTCAGTTCTATTACTGCCCCGACTGGGATAAATTCGAGCCGTTAGATGCTTATGGCTGTACGTTCGATTGGCAGGCGTTCCCAAAACCATCAGCCGGCGATCTAACCGACTATTCCCGCGCCCTGGCCAAAACTTACCCCTGGAAGGGCACCAGTCACCGCGCTGACGGCAATGCTGATGAGTTTGTCTGCATCCACTGCGGAGCAAGCATCGTAGATGACCCGGCGCAGTCTGAGCCGGAACACCACACAGATACCTGTATCTGGGCCAAAGCCGTGGCTTGCACGAAGGAAACGACCATGAAAAACAGATTGCTTGACCTGGTTGACCGCCTGGCAATGGCATGGATCAACCGCCGCATGGACCAGGAAGTTGCCGAGCTCAAGAAAGAGCCGGGTTACGAATCGATCCAGCTCCGCAAAGCCGAATTTGACGAAAACGGCTGGAGCATGGATATGGTGCACCGTGACGTTGCCATCCTGGCAGCCAGCGCCGCCGAAATGCTCACGAAGCAAAACGCCAAAAACTATGTGCAGATGGTTATGTACCCAAAGGTTGATATGCAACCGGTTGAGGTCACCGTGCGCTGGTATTGGGGTGGGTTGACGCCGGCGCAATTAAACAGCCAGCTCCAGGATGAGCTGGACGCGGCAAAGGCTTTCCATCCGCGCGCGATGAAGCTGATCGGAAAACGTAAAAACTTTGTCGTGGTCGCTGAGGATGAGCCGTACTTTCCGACGGTTTACGCCCTGATCCGCGCCTACGAATTCTCCAATGGCCGCTGGACGGATGAAGATGAGCGTATCTATAGAGAGGCTATGCAAAAGGCAGGGGTTAGCGATGTGCCGACTGTATAAGACCAAGAAGGGTGATTACGTCCGTCTATGCTACTACCACGGCAAGCGCAGGGGCGAGCGGATTCCGTTCTTTGATCTTCCAAAAGATATCGGTGATGATTTTATTTCCAGGCGCATCTTTCACATACCAAGAACCAAAGCAACGCTGAAAGTGATAAAACCATCTTACAACAAGGCACTGATGAAAAAAGAGCCTGTGCGCTGCCGGAAATGTGGAGCGCCGATGAACCGGTCGAATTACGCAATCGGTATTTGTGACCTCTGCCAAAGGGGGAGATGATGTGGCACAACACCTTCCCGACTAAACCTTACGGCGCCCGCGGCATGTATTTCTACGAGGATATTCTCGCCGCCGGCATCCCAGAAACCGCAAAGCCGTACTGCTGCTATATCTGCACGATCATTTTCTACAAGCAGCCTTACAAAGTGGTCGACGGTGAGTTTGAGCGGTGGGGCGAGGCCGTCACGCGCTGGAATCTAATCGGGGAGCGCTGGACAGACCAGGACATGGGATTCGGCTCGCTCGCCCCGCTGGTTTTGCACAACGGCCAGGTATACGAGCTGGCGACCGGGAACGTGATTTGGAAAGATGGCAAATGGGTAAATCAATGGATCGGCTGGCGATTGCCTGCCGATGATAACAGAATAATCGAGCTCAAAAGGTTAGGCTGGGACCCATTCCAGCCAGGAGTGACGGAATGAACGGGTTTGTTGTTTTCCTGGTAGTGGTGGTGATCATCCTTATTTTGGCGGCTCTGGCTGCCGTATTCGGTGGATTCCGGCAGGGGGCTGCGCGTGATGCCCAGATGCTGGCGCTGAACCATAAGAGCATGACGCCGGCCGAGTATGAAAAAGTGCGCCGGAATTACGAGGGGTAGACCGATGAACCCTATTTTACCAATCCTGATCCTGATTGTAATTTTAATCTTCGTCAGCCTGTACGCCGGCAAGAAACAGCAGCGCGTCAAGCAGCTCGAAGCGAAGCTGAAACGCCAGCGAGTGGCGGCAGCCGCGAAGAAAGCGAAGGCTAAACGCCCCCGCCGCAAACTGTTCGGCCTGTTCACCCTGATGCTGCTGTTATCCGCATGCGGCGCGCGCGTGGAATACATCGACCCTGCCGGCGCCTTTGTCTACCCGGTGGATGGGGTAGCGGTGCTGGTCACTGAGAGTGGTGAGTATACGCTCACCGGCGCGAGTCTGCCCGCCGGATGCTACCAGCTCGACCCGCCGGCAGCCGGCCAGACTCGCGGCGCTGCCTCGTGGGTGGACGCGGACAGCTGCAAGGATGGTGCGCAATGAGAGCGCTGATCTACGCTTCCCCCATCCTCACTGCCGGCCTGGCCGCGTCCCTCTATGGATGGACCGCGCTGGACATTGGCACAATCGTCGGCCACTGCATGGCGTTCTTCTTTGCCTACCTGCTGGTCTTGCAGGTGATCACGCTCTTATTCCTGGGCCGGCTGGCCAGGGCGATGTATTTTCAGGCCGGCTTCGCCCCGGTCGCGCTCGGTATGCTTACCCTGTTTGGCCTGCTGCTGGGTAAGGCCCTGAACGCGCCGCTGACAGCGCTTTACCAGACTACCGCACCCACGTCGGCGGCCTTCCAGCTGACCAATGCGCTGTACGGGGTGGTTGGCATCGCCATGCTGCTGTGGCCAGTGGCGACCATCGTCTGGGCGATTGCCGTGCCGCACTGTGACGAGGCTGAGGCGGAGATGCTGGCAAAAGAGCGGGCGTGGTTGTCTAGGCCTGCACGAGCCCCTGAGTGATCAGGGGCTTTTTTATTCCAGGGTCATTTCAGAACGGATAGTTGCAGTTTGTTCTATTTATCCGTAACCCCTTGTATTGTTTGATTGCGTGTGTATAATATAAGCATACACACGCAATCAATAAAGCAAACAGGGAGATAACAAATGGACGCACTAGAGGGTTTTGAACACAAGCACAACAATCAGATTACGCTCAATTCGAGCATCGGCAAGATCGAACTGACCTACCGCACGCACGACGGCGAAGCGCAGGAATGGAAAGAGGGGATGGGGAGCCTTTTCGAAACACTAGAGGATCTTCCATATGAAGAACCCGCCCGCAATCAGCCCTCCCATTTCCAGGCGGTACTCGTCAGCGAAGACAACAAAATCCGCTTTATGGCCCGCGAAACCACCGCAAGTGAAGCTATCAAATCGCTCTACAAACAGGAGGCGGTCAGCCGCTTCGAGGCTGAGTTTTACCCCCAGGGCGCTGAAATCAACTACTAAAAATCTGCCCCGCTGGTCGGGCCAAAGTCCAGCAAGGATATTCGATGACCCCACGCGGTGGATCTGGCAGAGGGCAAGGGCGAAAGCCACGCGAAAACGCCAAACGGCACAACGTAATTTTAGAAAATGATGTCTGGGAATATCTCAGCAAAACCAACGCATCGGCAGAGATCGAAAGGATTACCAGGATGGAAATGGAAAAGAAACACTTACTCGAATTGGCAGAGGCGATCTACTCAGAGGTCAGCGGCGCGGACAATAAGACGGAGCACGCCACCACGGTTGGGGAGATCTACGATTGGCTGTACGAGGGCGATGATGATTACGCGACTGCGGATCTGGCATACCTGGTGCGCGAGTGGCGTGCATACAACAGTGCAGAATGAGCGGGCGCCCAGACATCAAAAGCCTCAACCACGTGGCGCGCGTCATCGCCCTGCAGCGCGCCCGGCGCATGGGGTGGCTGGAAGGCAGATCGCTCCAGGAGATTGGAGCGGAGCTGGGGGTGAATAGGTCAACGGTAATGCGCAATCTCCGCGACCTGGACGAAATCGAGGCACTGGCAGAGGAATACCTGACAGCACTTGGACCAAAGATCATCACCAAAGCCCCGGCATAGGCCCGGGGCTTTTTTTATTCCCTATGCAATTATCAAAGTAATCCGATAGATCGCTTAATTTTTTGCGCCGAAACCGGTTTTAAGTACACACCAACGGAGGCGCAAATGTTACAAACAACCGATCCAAAAACCAGTATCTCCGACCTGACCGGCCTCGCGCCCGAGCAGATCGGCGCGCAGTATTTACAGGTTGACGTGCTCAAGCAGGAAGGCGTTTTGATCAACCTGGATATCGCCGGCAGCAGCATGTTTGTCTGCGGCGCAGACTGGGGCGAGCTGGGGGTGAGCGGCGACTCGACCCGCGCCGCGCGCATGACCCCGGGCCGCAAATTCCTATACCCCAAAGCCGCGGTAAACAAAATCAACAGCGTGGTCACCAGCATGCGCCAGGCATTGGAGCGTTACTCCTACGACCTGACCGGCTTCCGGCCCTCGCGTTATATGCACTATAAGGTTTACGGCCACTGGCGCAAGGAATGGGACCAGCTCCTGGAGCGCTTCAACGCGGTCAAGGCGGAGCTGATCGCCATGCACGACCAGGCGGTTGATGAGCTGGCCGACGAATTCCGCTCAATCGCCGCCGAGGCCTGGGCTGCCAACGGGCACCAGCCGCTCTTTTTCAAGGGCGTCAAATACTCGGACCTGGACGAATTCACCGACGCGGTCGTGGCCCGAGTGCTGTCAAAGATGCCCGACGTGGAAACGATCGAGGCCGGCATGCACGCTGATTACCGCGTATCGATGCTCTACGGCCTGGAAGAGATTGCCCGGGCCGAGGCCAACGCTACCCGCATCCGCGAACAGGCCGAGGCTGAGCTGGCAAAGGCGAAGGACGAACAGCAAGCCGCGTACCTCAACAGCGCTATTCTCCAGGAGCAATACAACCACCAGGAACGTATGCTGCGGCTGGAAGAGCAGGAGAAAGAACTGGCGATCGAGGCCATGATGCACGCCGAAGCTGAGCACGCTCGTGCTCAGCTGAAAGAAATCGTCAGCCCGTATCAAGAGGTATTCATCGCGCTGCGCAACCAGATCGCGCAGGACGCCACCGAGATGCTGGCCAGTGTCCAGAAGAACGGATTCTGTAAAGGAAAAATAGCTGAGCGGGGCAGGGGATTGCTTGACCTGTACGAGCTGATGACCATCGGCGAGGACGCCACGCTGCGGGGCCGGCTGGTCGAGCTGCGCAACGCCATCGGCACGATCGGCGATGACCGGCCCAAAGACGCTGCCCCGCGCGATACCGCGCAGGTTGTTTCCGCGCTGGAGTCGATCCGCGAACTGGCTCATTCAGCCGCGCAGGACCTGGCTGCCGGACCGTCAAGATTTTCATTTTTGGAATAAGGGGAATCGCATGGACTATCCTGAAATCGCGTACGACGAAATCAAGCATTCCATCCCCGACGGCCTGGCCGAGCGGGTGCTGGCTGAGCTGCAAAAGCACGTCGGCAAGGATAACCGCATCTCACGCCTGGCGCTGGTCGAGTCTACCTGCAACGTGCATTTAGAGCGCTCAGCGCTGGCCAACAGCACCTATGACCGGCAGGTGCGCCTCGTGCTGGATGAGCTGCAAGGGCGTTACCCGATTCTTTCATCCTCGGGCGCCGGCGGCTACTACTACGCATCCAGTGCCGACGAAATCGCCGCGTATGCCGCTGAGCTCAACAGCCGGGCGATGAAGCTGCTCAACAAATCAAAGCGGTTGGTACGCCAGGCAAAGCGCTTCCAGCGCGATGTGCAGATGGGGCTGGGGATATGAAAGACAAGATCCTCGAATACTGTTCAATCTGCGACGCGCCGCTGGACGCCGATAACTGCTACGGCACGGATGATTACCCGCTCTGCCGTGAGCATCACGAAAAGTTTTATGACGCGGTCGATTTTATGTTAACGCTGTCTGGGCATGAAAAGGCAGCGCCGGTTCAGCTCAGCCTGGAGATTTAACCATGACCCACAAAATGATCCTAGACACCCACACGCCCGACTCTGCCCCGCTTGAATTCTACTGCCCGACCTGCGGCCGGCGCATCCAGATCACTACCCAGCCGGCCGGCAGAGTCGTGCTGGTGCCAGGCGACGCCAATGCCCAGCACGTGGGCGGCGTGGGCGTCGAGATCCAGGCCGAGATCACCGACCCATATCTGGCAGTCTGGGAGGCGTATCTCAAGGATAAGCTGGCATGATCTGCGCTGAGCGCAACCGGCTGATCGACAAAACCCGGGCCGATCCAAAGGCGATCAACGAGCTGCGCTCTCACATTGCCGGCTGCCCGGAGTGCCTGGATTTTATCCGGTCCTTTCCAGCCGATGGCCCGCCGCCGCCGGAAGAGCCAGAGCCTGGCCATGCGCCGGCGGTGATCGGGCAGATAGCCATCGAATAGCTTAAGTTTTTGCCGCGAAACCGGTTTTAGATCAGAGGAAAAATTACCTATGATGACCTACGAAGAATATCTAGCAAGCAAAGTCACCAAAACGGAAATATCAGGATTTGAAGTGTCACTAGAGGCGCTCCATCCGATCCTGAAAGGTTGGCAGAAAGTCATTGTCCAGCATGCGCTCAAGATGGGTAAATACGCGCTGTTGGAAAATACCGGACTGGGTAAGACCTTGCAATATGGCGAATGGGCTAAGCACGTGGCTGCGCACACCGGTATGAAAGTGCTGATTGTTACCCCGCTTTCCGTGGCTGATCAAACGATACGCGAGCTCGATAAGAAGCTCCAGGTGGCCGCGCGCTACTGCCGGTCACAGGAAGAGGCCGAGTCGTGCGAAGAGCAGATCATCGTTACCAATTACGACATGCTCAAGGTGTTTGACCCGGAATACTTTTCCGGCCTGGTCCTGGATGAGTCAAGCATTCTTAAAAGCTACATGGGCAAGCTCAAGCAGTACATCCTGGAAACCTTCGCCAATACGCCCTATAAGCTGGCCTGCACCGCTACCGCCGCGCCAAACGATCACATGGAATACGGCAATCATGCCGAATTTATCGATGCGATGAGCTCGACCGATGTTTTGCAGCGCTTTTTCATCAACGACACGATGGAGGCCGGCGGCTATCGCTTGCTGGGATGGGCCGACACGACCAAGCCAATGGGGTTTTGGACGTGGCTTTCTTCATGGGCTGCCTGCATTTCTAAGCCGTCCGATATTCCAGGCTTTACCGATGATGACTTTGTTTTGCCTAACCTGGTAATCCACGAGGAAGTCGTTTCGATCGACCATACCCGCGCCTTCGATCAAGGGCAGCTCGTGATCTCGGGCAAGCTCAGCGCCACGGGCGTATGGAAGGAAAAGGCCCTTACGCTGGAAGATCGTTGCATCCGCGCGCGTGAGGTATACGACCGCATCCAGACGCATGAGCCGGTCGTTGTCTGGTGCCAGACGAACGATGAAGCTGATCGACTGGTGCAGCTCTTCCCTGATTTTGTCGAGGTGCGCGGGGAAGAAAAGCGCGAGGTAAAGCTGGCCAAGCTGCGCGATTTTGGAGACGGCAAATATCCCGGAATTATTACCAAAGCCGAGATCGCCGGCTACGGCATGAACTGGCAGCACGCCGGCAATCATATCTTTGTTGGGGTAACGTACTCATTCGAGGATTTTTACCAGTCGATTCGCCGCTCTTACCGCTATATGCGCGAGGGCGATGTGCATGCCTGGCTGATCTATGCGGAAACCGAGGGCAATGTGCGCAAGGCCCTGGAGATGAAACAAAAAGAGTATGACCGCATGCAATCCCGCATGAATGAGGCCATGCGCATTTATGGACTCGACCGGGCAGTAGACCGCAAGCAGGCCAATATTGAGATCGACGAAGATGTGGCCAGCGGGGAGGGATGGACGAATTATTTAGGTGACTGCGTTCTGACCGCCCGTAAACATATTGCCGCCGATAGTGTTGACTTCTCTATCTTCTCGCCGCCATTCGCTGAGCTTTACCGCTACACCGACAAAGTCGCCGATATGGGCAACGTAGCCAATATGGACGAATTCTTTGAGGGGTTTGATTATATGATCCACGAGCTGTACCGGGTGATCAAACCGGGCCGGCTGGTCGCTGTGCACTGCAAAGACCTTCCCCTGTACATGAACCGTGACGCGGCCGCCGGGCTGCGCGACTTTCCCGGTGAGATCGTCAATCATTTCCAGAAATACCAGTACGATCGTGACCATATCCCCAGCGAAGACCCGCAGTACAAAAACCGGCGCTGGATCCTGCACTCAAAGGTCACGATCTGGAAAGATCCGGTCATCGAAATGCAGCGCACGAAAAACCACGGCCTGTTGTGGAAAAACTTCATGGAGCGCGGAGAGGTCGTGCGCCAGGGCATGGCAGATTATCTGTATGTTTTCCGCAAGTGGGTGGATATGGACGAAATGCCAGACAAGCAAATTCAGCGCGTTATGAAAGCGCCTGGCTTTCACGATGGCGAAGATGAGCATGTTTTTATCGGCGAAAACCCGCCCTTGCGTTTCGATGGTGACCGTGACTACTCGATCCAGGTATGGCAGAAATACGCTTCGCCGGTCTGGGATGATATCCGTCAGACCAATGTGCTCAACGGCCGCATTGCCCGCGAGGACCGCGACCAGAAACATATCTGCCCGCTTCAGCTCGACGTGATCGACCGCGGGATCGACCTGTGGACAAACCCCGGCGATCTGGTATATGACCCTTATAACGGGGTTGGGTCCACCACCAGCAGGGCTGTGCAAATGCACCGGCGCGCGGTTGGGAGTGAGCTCAAGAAAACCTATTGGAAGCTGGGCAACAAACACAATAAACAGGCCGAGCAGGAAGCGCGAAACGTGGACCTCTTTGCCTACGCCGCGTCGCTGCCCATCGAAGAACAGGCCGCCGCAGATTAGCGGCGGTCTGTTTTCTTTGGAATTATCTTAGTAAGTCTATAGGAGTGCTTATATATGAAGAACCCTCAGTTAAAGCCTGAAATTGCTCAATCCGTGAGTGACGCCGTTGCGGCAATTCAAAAACTTTTCTTCGAAGAGTCGCAAGAACCCCCGCGCAAAGCAAGCATGCCCGAGCGGGTTAGAGCGCGCCTGTACTACGTCATGTATGACGTGTTTTACTGGATCACCTATTTTGTGTGGTCTTTTTTCGCCGGCATTATTGACGGTGTGAAAGATGCTGTCGGGGCGGTAAACGTAAAGAGGGACGTATGAAGAGCCAGCCCTCACTGTTCGAAGGCATGAGAATGGATTTGAATTCATCCATCGAATTAAGCATACAGAGTCTGGCGTCATACGGGAGTAGCTACCGGCATTGGGCGGTTGCTTATAGCGGCGGCAAGGACTCGACCGCTACAGCCGCATTTGTCGCCTGGGCAATCAAGGAGCGCCTTGTTCCGGCGCCGGAAACCCTGACTTTTTTGTATGCAGACACTCGTATGGAGCTCCCTCCGCTGCAACAAGGCGCGATGCGGCTGCTTGACGCGATGCGGCGCGATGGCTTCGAGGCGCAAGTTGTTCTGCCTACTCTCAACGAGCGGTTTTTTGTCTATATGCTGGGCCGTGGCGTTCCACCGCCCAAAAACCGATTCCGGTGGTGCACGGTCCAGATAAAGGTCGAGCCTATGCAGGCGGCGCTGGCCGGCTTACGAGAGCAGGCAGGGGAGAAGTTATTGATGCTGACCGGAGTGCGCATGGGCGAAAGCGCCGCGCGCGATCAGAGAATTGCCTTAAGCTGCTCGAAGGACTCGGGCGAGTGCGGTCAGGGATGGTTCCAAACCGCTACGGATAGCGCGATAGCTGACACTCTTGCGCCCCTGCTGCACTGGCGATTGTGCCATGTTTATGACTGGCTTTACCTAGATGACCGGCACAAATACGACGTGAGCGGGATTGCGGCTATCTATGGCGATGAGGACGTGCGCACTGGCTGCGCTGGATGCAATCTTGTCGATCGAGACACGGCATTGGAGCGGCTGGTAAAAAATCCAGCATGGGCACATATCGCACCGCTTCTTGAGCTCAAGCCGCTGTACAGGGAGCTGACAAAATCAAAATGGCGAAAGCGCAAGGCCGAGCCGGAATTGCGCAAGGACGGCAAGTATTCCAAAAACGGGCAGCGCATGGGGCCGCTGACAATGGCCGGGCGTAAGTTTGGCCTGGATAAAGTGCTAGACATACAGCGACGGGCCGGGGTTGACCTGATCAACGCAGAGGAAGAGGCCGCTATCCGTGAAATGTGGCAGACCAATACTTGGCCGAATAAGTGGTCAGATCAAGATATTGATGCAAATAAGCCCATCGATCTTGCTATCTCGGATGGCAGTCGAATTATCAGACAGGCCCTATTGGTAAGGTAGCCCCATGACAACCCAACCCATCCCTAACGTCTCCAGCCTGACCCCGCTGGAAGGGGAGCGCTACCAGTACCGCGCCTGCCCGCGCTGCAACGGGGTTTTCCGCTGCTCAACCGGCAACGCCTATGATCTGTGCCAGGCCTGCCAGACAGCGACCAAGCTGCCAAAGATCGACAAACGCAAGCACGTTGAGACCGGCAACGGAATCCCCTTTACCCTCACCTATGACCCGACCGGGGATTTCCCCGCCGGCAGCACCTTCGACGTGCCCGACTTCGCTTTCTCGCTGTTGACCGGAGTCTGGCCCATCGGCGCGATATTCGAGCGCGACGGCAGCACCTATACCGTAACTGGCATCGGCGAGATGGTCGACCAGGACGGCCGGCCGCGCTACGCCACAACGCAGCGAATCCGCAAGACGAAAAAGCGGGAAAAGAAAAAATGAAATATTACCTTTACTCGAATATTACCGGCTGTCACCCGTCCTGGACGGTGGCTGTGCTTGCGGTGAGTCGAAGCGATGCAAATCAGCGCATCAACGGCCCGATGTGGCGCGGTGGGAAATTCGCCGGCGAAGTAGAGTCCGGAAATGTCAAGGCCGATTGCGGGGATGTGACGGAAAAAGCAGGAGCTATTTTGCATGAACAGCTCGAAGAAGAGTATCTAAGAGCAAAGGCTGTCCAGGCGCGACTTACCAGAGCACTGGGCAGGGAGCCGACTTTGATGGAAACGGTGAATTCCTTATGATCACGTTGATCCCCCTCGACCGCAAAGGCATTGCCTGGACGCAGCGGGTCGTCACTGAATATCACTACCTGCATAAGCCAGTTGATGCGCGCTGCTCCGTCGAGGGGTACGAAATCCAGCTGTCAAACTATGGGTTTGCCGGCGTGCTGCTGTTTGGGCGTCCTCAAGCAACGAAGTGCCGGGACTGGTACGGCTCGGTCGAAGATGCGCAGGCCGGGCGATGCGAAGTGACTCGCTGGCAGGTGCTCAATCTGGCCCGGGTCTGGATTTGTCCCGAATTCCAACCGGGCGGAGCGCATTGGGAATATTGGAAAGAAAACGGCGGTAATACGGCGCTGCGCTATTACCTTCCGGGCTTTGTGGATCGCAAAGACGTCTTTCGCTCTACCCTGGCCAGCGACGTGCTCAGGCTGGCAGCGGCGCAGATTGGCCTTGATTATCTTCTACGCCGGCCGCCCTGCTTTCTGGAAGAGCCTTACGAGATCCGCTGGCTGCTCTCATACTGCGATACCCGACTGCACAAAGGCACGATCTACCAGGCCGCCGGCTTCGAGCTGTATAGCACAAACGATGACGGCATTCAGACCTGGCGCATCCAGCTGCCCGCCCTGACTGACGATCAAGATAACCAGGTGCGGCAGGCCTCGCTGATCTCCCCACGCTCCAACCGGTACCGAGCACAAAGATCCCAGCTCACGTTTGATTTTTCCGCTTAATTTTTCCGCGCGAACCCGGTTATAGATCAGGAGAACAAACACCATGAAAGAAATATCACGTCTTATGGCTGCGGTGGGTTATGTTGCCGGCATTTACGGCGTACTCGCCATTATCTATGCCTTCTACATGGCCAGCGAGACTACCAAGATCATCGGCTACACCGGCGGCTGGGTTGCGTGGGGTATGCTGTACGGCGCAGCCCCGGTGCTGGTGGGGGCTTTGCTGCTCTTTGCCTCGGATTGGGTCTTTATGGCCGGGAGGATGAAATGAAATCACTGGGCATAATCCTGCTGATTGGCGGGATGGCCGGCACCGGCATATCCTCGCAGGTGATACCAGGCCCCAACCCGGAGTGGGCGCTGCAAATGCAGTGCTGGTCACCGGCCGCGTTTCTCGCCGGCTGCCTGCTGCTGCTGCTGTTTTGCCCAAAGCCCGATCGGGGACCGCTGGGCGTCTTCCTGCTTCTCGCTGGCGCGCTGGGCCTCGCAATCTCGGGCGGCGTGTTCACCGATATCAATAACGATACCCGCGCCGTGATATGGGTGATCTACTCTTTCGTCGCCATCGTCGTCGGCCTGCTGCTGATCGTATGGCCCTATGGCGAGGTCGAAATGCGGCGCGAGGAAGCCATGCCCGACGGTGGCTGGGATGGTACCAGGCGCGAGTATGTAGAACGCCAGCCGGCGACGATCCGGGAGGAAGATTTGACGCCCGTGTTTAAAGGCGGGCTGTTCGGCGGCCTGTTTGGCGGGTTGTACACCACCGAGCCGGCCCCCGAGAACAGGCTGGAGTCTGCGCAGGTCGAAAATCTACCGGCCGGCGATACCTTCATCGATGTTAAATACCGGGACGCGAACCCGGCCCAGCTGCAAGACTACAACGCTGAGGAAGTCGGCTCAGCGACCTGGCTGCACCCACGCCGGGTGGAAAACGAAGAGCAAAGGCGGTGGTGAGAAATGAGCGACTTTTACCCCGGCTGCCATATCCCGATCGATGACAACGAGATTTATACCGGGTCGGGATACCGGCCTCAGCGGCCCGCGACCTGGGACAGGAATCCCGACCGGCTGCGCGTGCTGCCCGACTGCCGCCCGAGCCCGGCCACACTGCCGGCCGCCGCGCCGCAACCAGCAAAGTCGGCCTCGTGGAAAGAGGTTTTTGACCAGCTCCTGGCGCTGGAGATCAAAGCCCCGGCAGCGCCGGCCAGCACACCAGAACAACCGTCACGATTTGCATTGTTGGAATGAGAGGGTGATATGAGCGAAATCGAATTGAAACCGTGTCCGCTTTGCGGAAAGCCGGCCGAGTCACGCAGTAATGGAAAACTTGCGGCTTGCTCTAATCAGTTGTGCTGGTGGGCAATGGACGTTCCTGTTAAGTATTGGAACACTCGCCCCATCGAAGACGCCATTACCAAGCGCGCAGAGCGGGCGGAAGCGGCGAATGAGTGTCAGATCGCAGCAACGAAACGCATGGGTGAAATCGCGCAAGAATTTTCCAACCGTGCACTACAGGCGTATGCGGAACTGAAAGCGGTCAAGGCCGAACTGGCCGATTACAAGGCCAGCTACCAGCGCGTGCTGGATGAGCAGTGTGGGGAAGATGAACAACACTGCACCTGCGTGCCGGCGCTGCGCATCGCACTGAAAGCGGCCCAGGAAGATGCTAACCGGCTGGCTGATGCGCTGACTAACCTGAATAGAGCGTGCTGGCTTGCAGATATAGATGGGGATCTGAGCGCCTGGATTGATGGATCGATGCTCACCGATAGCGACTCCGCCATCGCTGCCCACAACGCCCTGAAAGGCCCGCAGCCATGACTCCCGCCGATTGGGCCCTTGTTTACCGCGTCGCCGCGCTGCTGTTCGTCCTGCTGGCCTGGTATGCCATATTCGTGGCAGTTATCTTCCTGTTTTTGGAGGCGCTCCGTGGAAAACACAGTTGACCCTGACGACTCTGCTGGCTGTGCGTGGCTGCTGCTGGGCATGCTCGTTTACCTGGCCGTCTCTATCGGCGGGTACTTCTTGATCAAGCTTTTGATTGACGCCTATGCGGTGACCGTATGAAAACCTGTTCTAGCTGCGAACGAAATCTACCAACCCCGCTGGACGAATACGGGCCGGCTGACGCGCCGCTGTGCCTGGGCTGTTTCTTCGACGGCGTGGACCAGGGCGACCCCACGCGCGAGTTGCAAGAGGCTGAGTGTTACCGGGACTCAATCCTGGCCGACCTGCAGGACCAGCATAACCTAGTTTCCGAAATGGAGACCCAAGAACAGTACAAAGGTAGCCGCGATCTTTACTACGAGCGCCGGGAATTAGAAGAGCTGAAAGCGCGCTACGACAATGCCTGCCGTCACGCGCAGGCAATCAAAGACCGGCCATTGCGCCAGTTGAAAGCATGGGGAGGGAAAGCATGAGTCTGGATTATATACGCAATTTTTACCAGGTCCCCGCTTACCGTGGAATGCCGGTCAAAGAAAAGCGCAGCGGCAAGCAGGGCATTATTAAATCCTCTCACGGTTCGCACCTGGTGGTTGTTCTGGATGGCGAAACAATCCGCAAATACTACCATCCTGGCGATCTGGAATATTTGGTTCATGAGTACAAGAAGGACGGCAAGCCATGAGCTACACCACGCTTTACAAAATAACACCGTCGGGCAGAATCAGTGAGTATGCCGAATTCAAGAATTCGCACCGCGGGGCTATGCTGGTATGGTGCAACGTCTACAAGTGTTATCTGCCAGAGCGCATCGAAGCCGAAAAACTTATGAATGGCTTTGAGCCGCACGGCCCATTCAGGGAGGCCGATTACAAGGCATTATGGCCGTTGTTCAGAGACGTGCGCCTGCCCGATTACGTGCGCGCTGTGCTGGGATCAACGTATGACCGGGTTGTTTTGGAAAAGAAATATTTTCAGCGCTTCTATGATGACGTTCTGAAATATGCCGGCATGTTTGAGGCAGGAACGATGATCGAGCAGGCGCAGTCTATCCTTAGACTGCGCGGTAAGAAGGTTTTTGGCGTGTGCTGGAATCAAACCAGTGTAGGCAGTGGCTTCTGGCACAAAGGCAATATCCATAAAGTTGATGGTCCCTGGTCGCTGTACGGAGCGATTGACAGGATCAGCGCCGGCGAGAAAGGCGGTGAGGCATGAAACAGCGACCGATTATTATGACGGCTGAAAGCGTGCGCGCGATCGAGGGCGATTGCAAAACGCAGACAAGGCGGGTGATCATGCCGCAGCCAACAGGCGGGTTTCTCGGTTTTATCAGAGAGCGCAAAACCCACTGGTTCAGGGGCGAAACAAGAACGCTTGAGGTCAAATGCCCCTACGGCCAACCTGGAGACCGACTCTGGGTGCGCGAAACGTGGGCATGCGTGAAATGGTTCGATCACTTCAAACCGAGCGAGATCCCGAAAGGTGACGAACGCTGGCCGTCCGTTTTTTTTAGCGCATGGACTGGAGCCGCGCGGAATGCCTGGTGCCGCGGCAAGTGGCGGTCAGCAAGGTTCATGCCCCGCTGGGCATCGCGATTCACCCTGGAGGTTATCAGCGTGCGAGTCGAGCGGCTGAATGAAATCAGCAAAGAAGACGCAAAAGCCGAGGGTATGTATTGCGGCTTCATCGGCGGAAGTTACGACTTCCCTATCGGCCCATACGATGCTTACACGGCAAATTACCGCAAAGCCTGGGATGAAATCAACGCCAAACGCGGCTATCCCTGGGAGTCAAATTGTTGGGTCTGGGTCATCGAATTCAAAAGGATCGAGCAGCCATGATCGAAAAAATAGAGCTGGCCTGGGTGCCGATGAGTGAGCGACTGCCGCCTGCACCCGGAAAATATCTTACCCAGCGCGTCACGCGCGTGACTGAGCATGGCCACGGCAAGCGCACCATCTACAGCGTGATCCTGTCCGCATATTGGGACGGGCAAACATTCAACCTACACGACCAGCCAACGCACTGGCGTGATCTACCAAAGGATATGCAATGAGCGAAGATGTGCAGGAACTAACAGCAGAGGAAAAGCACGAGTCATGGCTGGAGTCTGGCAAGTGGGCCGGCATGACTCTGGGCGAGCTGGTCTCTAATATGATCGACGGGGGAGGCGGCGACGACGTACCCTTCGTGAGGGTTACAGAGCAGACTGAACGAAACGATCAGGGTGAATACATCATGCAGATGGAGATTCGTCTCGTACCTAACGGGCAAGTGATAGAAGAGGCCGCCAAAATCGGCTGCAACCTATTCCACAACCGGCTGATCGAGGCGATCAACAAAGGATTGGTGAAATGAGCGGTGATATCGGCAGCATACTCGAACTAGGGGCGATCGTCCAGAATGAGCTGAAGCTGCGTGATGAGGCCAACCGCCTGGCTGAGGCAATGCTTCATCCCAAACCGGCGCCGCGCAAAACCCCACGGCCAAAGCGCGCCCGCCCCGATGCGCAGCTCGCAAAGCCGCACAAGCCGACCAACCGCGAGAAACGCCGGCAGCGCCGGCAGGCAAAGCGCAAGTAACCCAAAGGCCCCATCCCCGGGGCCTTTTATTTTTCCTAACGAGTTATCAAAGTAACCCTATAGACTGCTTAATTTCTTGCGCTGAAACCGGTTTTAAGTACAGGAGAACACGACCATGAACCAGATCCAAGCCATTGAAATTTTAGAGCGCTATATCCGCGCTCGTTATCCGATCATCGCCACACTCAGCCACGAAGAGACCCGCGTCATGGCGGCCATCCGCGCCGCCGCCAACAGCCGCAAGATGGAGCTCGTCGAATGGTCCATCACCACCGGCCTGTTGGGGGAGGGCTTTGACGCTTCCGGCACGCGCGACGTGGTCGCCGCGTTCGAGGCTATGCTGGGCGCATCCACTGACCGCTCGATCCTGTTTGTCATGCGCGACCTGCACGGCGCGCTGGGCAACGCGGACCGTGGGCATGATCCGCTGATCACGCGCTACCTGCGCGACCTGGCTGAGAAATTCGCCGCCTGCCGCAATACTCTGGTGCTGCTGTCGCCGGCCTTCTCGATCCCCTCGGACCTCGACAAAACCATCGTACTGATCGACTGGCCGCTGCCCGACTCGGAAGAGCTGGGCGCGGTGCTCACAAAGGCCGAGATCGACCTGCCGGCGTCTATCCCCTACACCCTCAACGGCAACCGCGACCGGGTTATCCAGGCCATGCGCGGCCTGACGCTGTTCGAGGCCGAGTCGGTGCTCTCTTCCGGCATTGTCGCCACGCGGCAGTTGGGCGATAACATCATCCCCTTTATCGTCAAGGAAAAGGCGCAGATCATCCGCAAGGCCGGCGTGTTGGAATACTACGACACCGACGTGACCATGAACCAGGTGGGCGGGCTGCAATATCTCAAGGAATATTCCGCGATCAAGCGCAAAGCCTTCTCACGCGAGGCTGCCGCCGCGGGTGTGGATGCGCCAAAGGGCTTGCTGCTGGTCGGCATCCCCGGCACCGGTAAATCCCTGGCCGCCAAAGCCATTGCCGGCGGGCAAATGCCCCTGCTGCGCATGGACGTGGGCGCGCTGATGGGTGGGCTGGTCGGGCAGAGTGAGGGCAATATGCGCGCCGCGCTCAAGGTTGCAGAGGCCGTTGCCCCGTGTGCGCTCTGGTTGGATGAAATCGAGAAAGCAATCTCGGGCGGCGGTGGGGAGCTGGACGGCGGCACGAGTGCGCGCGTCTTTGGCACGCTGCTGACCTGGATGCAGGAGACCACGGCGCCGGTTTACGTAATAGCCACCGCAAACGATATCCGCTCCCTGCGCCCCGAGCTGATCCGGCGCTTTGACGATATGATGTGGGTCGACCTGCCCAACCAGGCGGCGCGCGTCGAGATCCTGACGGTACACCTGTCCAAACGCCGGCAGGACGCTTCCCGCATCGACCTAGAGTCGGCCGCCCGGGCCACCTGGGGTTTCTCGGGCGCGGAGATCGAAAAGACGGTCAAGAGCGCGTTGGAACGGGCATTCTCACAGGGCCAGGAGCTCAGCACGGATTACCTGCTCAAGGCTGCCTCGAAAATTGTCCCCATCGCCGTGACGATGGAAAACAAGATCAAAGACCTGCGCGCCCAGGCCCAGCACGCGCTGCAGGCCGGCGATCCGCTGGAGACAAAGCCGGCAGCCGTTGCAAGCCGGGCGGTCGACCTGAGCGATTTATAAAAATGACCGGGCCGGATTGGGGTTACCTGATCCGGCCCGTAGCTTCACAGGAAGGCACTACAGCGATTTTGTGCACCAGAGTCGTATTTTCTCCCATTGGTTGATTATTCTATAACGTTGTTTAAGTAATTCGATAGGATTTAGGATTTGTGCTTAAGTTTTGGTGCTGAAACCGGTTTTAAGTACAGGAGGATCAAACACATGGCAGATCAAGAATTACCGACTCGTCTAAAATCGCTAACGCCCCGCAGCGCGCAGAACGCTATCCGGCCCGAGCTGAGCGCGGCGGTTATCGATATGCTGAATGCGATTCTGTCCGGCTTCGTGGATGAAACCAGGGGCAGCAAAGTCAAGGTGCATGAAAACATGGATAGCGTAAACATCCCCCTGCTGGTCAATGGCCAGCAGTTCACCGTCAAAGTTGAGATCTGGAACGGAGACCATCAGTAATGTCAAAATATCGCGTTATCCAAACAGAATTCCGCAACCTGGACAGCCTGAAAAAGGCACTGGCCGATCTCGGCGTACCATACGACCTGGCAAAGAACCCGCTGCAACCCGACCTGCCGCTGTACGGGTATCTCGGCGATGAACGTCCGGAGCGCGGCTCGATCGTTATCCGCCGCAGCTGGCTGGATAACAACTGGTCAGGCAATGAGCACATGGTTGGGCTGTCAAACGACATCGGCTTTGCCTGGGACGGGAAAGAGCTGACCGCACAGGTAAGCGAGTACGACGAAAGCAATCTCGGGGTAACCGCGGCAATGAAGCACCTTCGCCAGCGCTACGCCTACCACGAGGTCATGCGCCTGGCGCACTCCCACGGCTACAACGTGCGCGAGTCGACCTCGCAAAACGGACAGATGCGGGTCAAGATTGTGAGGATATGATCATGGCCACCAAACCACAACCGCACGAGATCACCATCATCATTGACGCCGACGGGCACATCGAGTCGACCGTCGGCGGGGTAGAGGGCCCGGCCTGTGCTGAGCTCACCAAATGGCTGGAAGAGTTGGGCACCGTCGAGATCGACTCCCAGACGGCCGACTTCCGCAAGCTGCCCAGGCAGACCACCCGGGCAGGAAAATAATTATCAGGAACGAAAGGAAAATCACCATGAGCGAAGAGAGAAAGGACGGTGCGAGCTGCGGTCAGTTATTGGCCGTGTTTGCTATACTGATCGTCGGGGCATTGATCATCAACGCGATCGGCGGAGATGCGTTCTCATTGTCACGGGCGCTCGGAATTCCCGACTGGGTAATTCCGACGATGATCATCTTCTCGAAATAAAGACCGCAGCCAGCGAGGGGGGCGCTGGCTGCGGTTGGCCGGCTGCGTTATTTGCCCGGCGAAAATTATTATAACGCAGAAATCTGGGTCTATAATCATGGTATCACCTGCATAGGAGCCAACCATGACTACAGACCCAGATTTATTATTTGAGAAGGTCGTTACCAAATTCAACGCCATCCGCGTCTACCGCAACCGCGTCGTTTACTCCGAGGGCACGTTCTTTGCCAAAGAGACCACCATCCTGATACGCTCGATTACTGCCGTAACGCTGGACGGGCCGGCGAAGTTCCTCAAGATCACCACCCAGGACGGGCAGGTACATAAACCCAAATTCGCCGCAGGCAGCATTGCCCAGGAAGCGCAGAAAGCCATCCTGAGCGTGTTGTAAACAAAAAGCCCGGCAAATGCCGGGCTCATTTTCTACAGGGGCCGTTTACCGCGGGCCGTTGGGCGGCCAGATCGGGTGCTTGACCCATTTGACGCACTTACGCGCGCCACCGGTCTGCACCACATACTGAAGACAGCGCCCAGCCGCGCCGCCGATGATTTTATCGGCCGGCTGTTTTGCGATATCGACCGGGCGCGACTCGGCCCGGTTGTCATCAACCGTCACGACCTGCGCCGGTGGGCTGGTCATCCTGGAGCCGGCAGGCACGCGCCCGGGGCTTGCGTCTGGCATGGGCTTTGCGGCGGTCAGCAGCAGCACGATCAGGATCACGAGGATCAAACGATACAGATTGGTTTTCATTGCCTTACTCCCCTTTCACAAATGGTTTTACTTCAACGGTAACAGCCCATTCTTCGAGCTGCGTAATCCTGTTCTCCTGCCTCGTGTCCGCGCCTTTCAGCGCGTCGCCCATGACCTTCGTCAGCTCGACCAGACCCCTCACTGCCGACTCTGCCGCGTCCAGTCTTGCTAATATTGCGGTCAGGTCCTGGGGTGGGGGAGGGGTGGCAACGGTCACAGAAACGGTATTGCTCTTTGCGGAGCGGTTGCCAGCGGCGTCATACGCCTCGACCTGGTACTGATAGGTGCCGGCGGGTTTGTTGAGCAGGGTAAACGTCGGGCTGGTGGTGTTGTAGGTCTGCACGCCGTTCTCGAACAGGTGATACCCAACCGCGCCACCAGCGCTGTCTGTGGACGGCTGCCAGTTCAAAACGACGGTGCTGCCGGCTACCTGCGCGGTCAGCCCGGCCGGGGCAGTGGGCGGGGTGGTGTCGGCGGGAGGCGGCTGCGTTGGTTTGCCCAGGGCGGCCGCGAGCTGCGCAGCAGTGCCTTTGTAGAGATAGAGCGTCGGGCGATAGCTCACAAACTCCCAGCCGTCGCTCGCCCCGATGTGGGCGGGCCGTGTATCAGCAGGCGGGTATGATTCGTCAAGCGCGCCAAGCGGAAGCTGCTGGTCGACGATGGTCTCGTGCTGGTGTATCCATGCCAGCGCGCCAGGCGCGTACTGCGCCAGAAACGCGTGGCTGGTGCGTACATACACTTTTACGCCCGGATGCGCCTTTTCCGCGATTTCTTTCGCCTTGTTGATAAACTCGCGCATGGTGAAATTGAGCCACGCCGCGTTGCCCGGCTTGCCGCTGTGATCGTTGGGATCGAGCACGGTGATAATATAACCATCAGCATTGCGCGGCTTGCAGATATCCGCGAAGGTCTGCAACGGATAGTCCTGGTCAAAGTCGGGCCACATTGCCGGGTCGAGAGGGTACTGGTTTTCGGTGTAGTACGCCATTGAAAACCGGTATTCGATCAATACCTGCTTGCCTTGCGCGCGTGCCTTCTCCTCCATCGGCTTGAGCACCTGGTTGGGCTGCTCGTAGCCCGCGCCGCCGGCCAAAACGTAGAAGTGGTACCCCGGATTGCCCCAGCCGGAATCGGTCGGCGTTTTGGCGTAGTAGCCAATCGCATTGTCCTTGTAAAGATTCGCCATCATTTCACCTTCCTTTAGCCATTCAGTGAACTGCTCTTCCGAGCCAAAGAAAACATCCCAGTCGATGTCTTTGCTGCCGTCCATGCCCAGCTCCAACCCATACGCCGGGGTGCCAGCCTGCCAGAACGTAGCCCGCTCCCACTGGCCCAGCGTGTTGGGGGTAAAACCCAGCCGCTCGATATAATCGATAAACGCTTCCAGAGTCATGCCTGCCGGCAGCTTTGGCCAGGCCGCAATCCACAAAGGCATGACCCGCAGCCAGGCAGGCAGCGGCACAAAAACGCCGTTTTCACTGGTCAGGTATTGGATCATCGCCAGGTTCATGTAAGCGCCCATGCGTTTCCCGCTGGCTAGCTCGCCGGCGTCTTTGTAAAGCTTCATCTTGGCGAGGCACTGCGCACGCGGGGGCAGGGGCGGCCAGTCTGCGCCAGGCTTTTCCCAGTCGCCCCAGATCACGGGCATCTCGGATGGATAAGCGCGTTCGACCTCGCCAAATGCGCGGCCCTGGACAGCGTCGGCCGCTGCGCCTATACGGTAATCCCACCAGCCATATGCGCCGCGCACATAACCATGCACGGCCTGCGCAGTGTAGTTGCGCACAAAGTCGGCGTCAATCGTTGCGGCGTTGGTCAACCGGTTGATCACAAAGCGCACGTGCCGCGTTTTGGGTTTCGACCAGTCGATCACCTGCGGGGTGTCGGGATTATCCTGATGGGTAGATACATCAATGCCGTGTACTCTCATGGTAATTTCCTAGTTGATTTTGATAAGATTTATTAAGAAAAGAATGAATTTATCAGAAACATCACGCACCCGCGCTCTTGCTGTGGGAGTAAATTCCCCAAATCCAAACTGCTAGCCGTTGCCATTTCTCCATTTCGGCAGCCACATGCACATGATCCATGCTGTTCTGCTGCTGGTTGCCAAGCGCGAGATTTTCCAGACGGTTATCTTTCTTGTCTCCATTCAGGTGACGCACAACCTCACGAGTCATGAGAGGCCGCCCGATATGTCGGGCCATCACTAAACGATGCTCAAGCACATAATGCAGTTTGGTATTCGCTAGTATCCGATCATTATCGGAAAGAGCATTAACCGGAACCGCGTTATAACCCTGAACGTCATGCGTTCTGTAACCCCGGTTTATATTTGCGGTATGCGTCATTCCAGACAAAACACCGGCGCATTTTCGGCTGCACGCTGTTCGGTTGGCCGGGCTTTTGTAAAAAGCCCTGGTAATTCCTTTTCCGCAAACAACACAATTTCTTGTTTCCATCACCGCTCCCCTTTTTAGAACACCTATTCGGTCTCACTGTCAGTATAACGCGCCGGCCATTTTGGCCTTTTTCACACCCCAAACGCCGCGCGAGTCTGCTGGAAGAGATTGTCGATCGCGGCCAACGGCACCGCTGCGGCGGACACAAAACACAGCCCGGCATAACCGTTGAACGCCGCGGCTGCGCTGATTCCGCCCACCAGCAACGCAGCGGATGAGTCCTTGATACTGGCCGGCACGCCAGCCACAACAGTGGTTCGAACCCCGTTGCAGGAGACCGACAACTGGCTTGACGGGATAAACCGCCCGACCGTAAAGCTCCACGCTCCCTCCGCCACGCAGCCGGCCGCGGAGGACGCAAACACCGCCGCGCCGGCGGTGCCGTCTGGCGAAACGCCCATGATCGCCTCGCCCGTGGTTGCTACTTGCAGCGAGTAGCTGCGCTGGTCGCCGGACGCGTCCCATTTCGACATAGCTACCTGCGCAGCCAGCAAGCTGTTATGTTTGAACCACCCCCCCAGGGTCAGCGTTCCGGTAATATCCAGCCCGGCATCATCCGCCCGTGAGAAATACTGCGTGGTGCCGTTCATGCTGGCGTAGGGTACCAGCCCCTCCGTGCTGCGCGGCGCGCCGCCGTTATTAGTCAGGGTCCTGCCCTGCCCCGACAGGTCGATGGCGTTGCCCGATTCGTTGATCGAGGAAAACGACCAGAGCGCGCGCAGGCCCGGCAGCATGAGCATGGTCGGGATTGCATTTGCAATGGCGAACTGCGGCTCGTTGCGGCCCTGAAAATCAATTGACATCAAGTTGGCCAGCTCGGCGTTATGTTTTTGGGTTGTCATGCAGCACCTCCACCCAGACCCAACTGCGCCAATATCTGCGGCAGCCGGCGCACCTTGCCGCCGTTGATCGATATACCGTAGGGCGCGGTGAAATTGACCGATTCGATAAAGACGCTGCGCGGATCGCGGCGCAGCTTCGCGCCCGAGGCGCTGCCGGGTAGGAAGTCGGGGTAAAACAGCCACTGGCCGGGCCGCACGTTCCACGGATTGACCACGTCGCCGTGATAAACGCTCAGCAGGCTTTCCGCCAGGCTGTATTCGTAGGCATACGTGGTCGGAGCCGGCGCGTAGACCGGCTCGCGGTTCTCGTAGACCCCAAAGGTATAGCGGTTGTAAGCAACGTCGCCCAGCGCTACCAATCCCTTGATCACATCCAGCCCCATACGGTCGTTGTTTTCAAGCAGCGGCACGAGGATGGTATTACTGGCAATCGAGCGGGCATTGACTGCCAGCCAGCCGTTTGGCTCGGCATTCAGCACGGCCAGAATCTTGTCACTCAGCGCCCCGGTGCCGGTCGCGGCCGAGTTATAAACCGCCTTTTTGAGGATTTCACCATAGCCGGCGCATTTGACGGTCACCGACGCCACGCCGCCTTCCAGCGACAGCGTCTCGGTGGTTTCCGGCCAGGCGTTCTCTTCCAGGAAGGTCGCCACAATATTGGCGACAGTCGCCGCGGCGCTCGCCGCATCAACGTTTGAGGTCGAGTAGACCCCGCCCATAATGCCGTACAGCGCCTGTGAGTCGAGCTGATTGGTAAAGGCGGGCTTTTCGCCGGCGGCAACGGGAGCCGGCGTCACGGTCGTGTTGATTGTGGTGTAGAGCATGCGCAGATGGTTGACGATATCCAGCACCGGTCCGCGCTCGACAGAACGCCCGCCAATGGTCAGCGCCACCGCGTTGACAAAACCCTGCCATACCACCGCGCCGGCTTCGTCCCGCGTGGTTACTTCGCGCATCAGCCCGTTCTCGTACCAATCCTCCAGGTAACCCAGCGGTCCGGTCAGGCTGAAATTGGCGCTTTTGAACCCGCCAAACACCTCGCTGGCGTGGTCGTAGCCGGTGACAATATCCGCCAGCGTTTCCAGCGGAGCCGCGCCCTTTAAGCGCGGCTCGCTCACGTCGATCGATATACCTATCATGAGTCGCCTCGCATGGACAAATAACGGAAGACCGCCTCGGTCTCCAGCTTGATCACCTGCGACGGCGAGGGCCAGGTTTCCAGGATCTGGATGCCAATCAATTGATCTTTATTGGGCGCCAGAGACAGCGGAGCCACGGTCACCGCCGAAAAGCCGCCGTCGGCAATCACCCCGCCAGTCGTGTCCAACACGCCGAATGTGCGGTGCATGCGCCGCGGGTAAATCGCGTCAACCAGGGCGTGTTTGGTATTGCTGATCTCGCTGACCGTGCCGGCCGGGGTTATCTCTACCACCGACTCGTCGATCGGGATCAGGATCAGGTCGTAAAGCCGCACAACGCTGCCACTAGACCCCGCTGCGCCGTCCAGCCGGATATGGAATTGGATTTCATCTATCGTTATGGCGCTGCCAATCTCCAGGCTGGGTATCTGCACCTTGCCCAGGTCGAGCAGGCTAAACTGGGTAGCGTGCACCAGGTTGATATACGCCTTCGGCCCGGCCACCTGTGATGTCGAAACGGTGAGCAGCCTGGCCGAAACGGTGCTGACGGCGCCGGCGGTCTGCTTGACCCGCAGGAAGGCCCGGAACACTCCCTTGTAGTGGTTGGCCAGCGGCGCGGTCATCTTGATATAAAACGTGGCCGTCGGGTTGATCACCGGAACGGTCCACTGCACCGCGCGCCCGGTCGGGGCTGCTCCGTCAGTAACCCATGCCTGGGAGGCCACAAATGAGGCGAACATGCTAATCTCGGAATTGTCCTGGATATCCGACAGGTTGATATAGGGCGTGAAGCGCGTTCCTCGAGACAGTGTACGCGACCACAAGATAAAGCGCCTGTTGAGTCCCCCAACGCTCATCATTGAAAAGCGGTGCCGCAGTAGAGCGCGGATATCGCCGCCAACCAGCCCGCCGCGCACGTTGACGGACGGCCAGCTGGCCGCGTAGATCTCCCGGTTTTGCTGGCGCGGAACCGGAACGCCGCCGGTCACCGCTGTGACCCGCAGGCGTACCCAGTAGCCGTACGCGCCGTTGATAGTAATCTTGCCCCAGTCGCTGGGAGCCTCCCAGGCCATCCCGCACACACCCGCGCCGCCCAACTGGCCCTCGGTGGTCGGCGCGCTCGAGAGGCGCGTCTCGTCTTCGTAAGCCGCGATCTGCGTCCAGGTGGCCGGCGAGTATTCCAGCACCATCGCCAGGTAGCCCGTGCCGGCCTGCACCAGATCAAAGACCAGCGAGCGGAACGTGCCGCTGATCACCGCCGCGTCATCCACGCCGAAATAGATGCAGTCATTCACGGCCGGCGCGGCCGGCAGCAAATTGACCGGTTTGGCCGCGCCCAGCAAATTGGCCGAGAAAGTGCCGGCCGAGTCGTCGTAATGATAAATATCCGAGATCTGGCCCTGCTGCGCCTGGCCAAAGTAGGACTCGCGCTCACATATCTCTGTCCGCCCGAGCGTTACCGCTGTTTCCCGGCGCAGCACCACGTAATCAAAGCGCGCCTCCTGACCGTTGGTATTGGGACATTGCAGCACCAGGCCGATGGTATTGCAGCCAGGTGGGACGGAAATGCGCTGGCTGAGCGTGCGGAAAGGGACGGTCGCAACGTCCGGGATTGGGGTAGGAGAAAGCGAATTGATCGGAATGATATCCCCGCCAGATGTGATGTTGGCGACTCGGAAACGCGGCGCGTCGACAAAGCTGGGTGACAGCGTCCGGCTGGCGTAGAAAAATAAGCGGTAATTGGCCCCGGCCGTGACGGCAATATTCTGCTGGATGTTTGTGTTGCGGTTTGGCCCGGCCGTCAGCAAGGCCCGCTTTGTTCCGTGCGGTCCGCCCGCCTCGGATACGATGGACCCGTCGCTGGCCGTCTCTGTCCAGTTGGCAAACACATCCGCCCCACCCCCGCCGGCCGTCTCGAATGAGCCGTTCAGCACCAGATTCGCCCCGTAGGTGTAGGCCGCGCCATTGGCCGACAATGGCAAACATGCGCCCACGTCCGGAATCTCGGACAGCCAGTGCCCGCGCTCAAGGCTAAGTGGCCAGTCACTCATCATGGGCAGCGGGCCGCCAAATTCCGGGGCATACGGGTCGCCGTCGGACGGCGCGCGGTAATCGTGGATGATGGCATAGCGGCTGTATGTTTCGCGGCTGGAACGCGCCTCGATCCACACCGGGCCATACAGCGCCGGATCTGTCCAGTAGCCGCGCCCCTGCTCGAGTAGCGCCCGCAGCGCCCGTGTATCCTCGATGACCGCCTCCTGGGTCAGTCCGTTCACATCCAGGGTCAGCGCTTCGATCACCGTCGCCCATCTGCGCATGACCATTCTCCGCCCATCAGCCAGCGGCGAGTCGCTCCATACCCCGCCGCCTTTTGGTTCGGCAATAGCCGGACGCATGCTGTTCAAGTGAAAGCCGTGCTCGCCCGCGAGTTTGATCAGATTGATAGACGTTGTGCCGTCCGTAATTTTGAGTATTGCGTAATTGAGCTCTGGCATTTGTTGCCCCTATAGAATTATTTAAATAACCGCAAAGGATTTATGCCTTTACTGCCCTGGCCACGACCTGCTCGATGCGTGCCTCAAGCACGGAGAAATCGAGGGCGCTGTTGATGTTATTGCCGCCAAAGTTGAAGGCGTTGTTGATGGTGGTCGAGCGCGTCATCGCCGGGGTGGAAGGCATGGAGCTGAATGAGCCTGCACTGCCGCGCACACCCGCGCCCTGACTGCCCGCGCCTGGGGATTTGGCATTGTGTACCACCACGCCGTCTACCAGGTAGGTATGGTCGGGATGGTCGACTTCGATGTTATAGATATCAAACTCGCCCGGGTAGGCTTCTACAAACGCGACAAAGGCCGGCGTTTTGGAAACCAGCATCTCGCCGGGCGCAAGATCGCATGCTTCGACCCAGCCGCGGGCAAATGTTTTAAATCTGTGATTGGGTGAGCAGTGATACTGCCGTCCGTCATCGATATACACGCTGACCAGGTCGCTGCGCACCGAATGGATGGTCTTTGCCACCAGCGCCGCGACTTGCTCGCCGTCATCGCGCATCAACAAAACTTTGTCGCCCACGCGCAGATCAGCAATCATGGTCATGCCGCCCGGCACATTGACCGGGGTTGACGCCACAAAGCAGGTGCCAGGCGGGTCAGATGCCGGGCCTGAGCGCGCGCCGTTGATCAGCCGCACCAAATTGTTAAACCACTTGGTCAGGTCCTGGAGTTTGCCCGACGCCCACTCGAAGGCCCGCCCTAAAACGTCGCGGATGGTTTTGGCGGCGTCCTCGATCAGCGGGCCAAATGTCTGCGAGAGCCAGTCGCCAAACCCGGTCAGCAGCGGGAACAGGGTCTCGCTGATAAACTTCCACACTTCGGTCAGCGCGGGTAACAGCGTCTCGGTCCAGACCTTACCCAATTCCTCCAGCGCCAGGCCAAACACCGCGCCGAGGAAATCGGTAAACGACTGGAAAAACGGGAACAGCACCGTGGTCATCCATGTCCACACACGCTGGATTGCCGGCAGCAGCGTATCTTCCCAGAAGGCCCTGAGTGACTCGATAGCCAGCGGAATATTGGTCGCCAGCCAGTCCCACATGGTTTGGAAGAGCGGGAAGAGGTTGGCCTGGATCCACTCCCACACCGACATAATCGCCGGCAGTAATGTCTCTTCCCAGAAGCCTTTCAAAATCTCGATGGCCGCCGGCACGTTGACCGCCAGCCAGTTCCACAGCTGCTGTAAGGCCGGCCTTACCGTACCCTCCCAGAACTGGGTCAGGGCGTCGCGCATGCCCAAAAAGTTGTTTTCCCAGGCGTAGGCCAGCGCGGCCACGACCGCGGCGACCAGCAGCAGCACGCCGATCAGCGGCGCGGCAGCGGTGACCATCGCTACGATCGCCGGGATGGCCGCGGCGATGGTGGTATAGGCCCATACTGCCACAGCCACGGCAATGGCCGCCAGCACCCCCACAATAATAGGCTTATTGGCCATCAGCCAGTTGAATCCGGCCTGGAGGATATTAAAGGCGATGGGCATGGCGGTAATAATCACGTTGGCAATGCGCGAGATAAGGCCGGCGATTTGCGGCAATATCTCGCGCACCTTCGGCAGCGCTTTGCGGGCCAGCTCCATAAAACGTTTGGCCAGGTCCATCACTGCCGGCATAAGTTCTTTGCCAAGCTGCACAAACAGGCCCTGCCCGGCCATCTTCAAAAACTCAAGCTGTTTCTGCAGCTCGATCGACCCGTCAACAGTATCCCCGCTCAGCGACAGGCCCAATTCTTTGGCCATCGCGTCAGCCTCGGCAAAGCCGTCGGTGGTCAGCGCGCCTAACGTGTCGGTCAAATCTTTGCCCGACTTGCCAAACAGCTCAACCATCAGCTTGGTCTTTTCCAGCCCGTCCGGCATGAGCGCCAGTTTATCGGCCACGGCGGTGATGATATCGGTCGACGGTAGTATGTTGCCGTTCGCGTCGCGGAAAGCAATGCCCAGCTTATCCATTACCGCCCCGGTTGCGCCCAGCTCGCCCTTGCTGTCGACCAGCCCGCGGGTAAGGAAGGCCATCTGCCCGGTAATGCCCTCGACATTGCCGCCCACGCGCTGGATTGCCACGGCCAGCGCCGACGACTCTTCGGCCGACGTGCCCAGCACATCGCCAATGCTGTCGACCGTGCCGGCCCAGCCCATCATGGCCGGGATCGCCGCGAGCGCCGCGCCGGCCAGCGTGCCGACCGCCGCGGCGGCAGCGCCTAACGCCCCCATCACCACCGCCCCACCCACGCGGGACAAACCTTCGGTCATACGCGCGCCCGCGCTCTCAGTCTCATCCTTGCCGGTCTTTGTCGCGGCTAAGTATTCCCGCATACCAGCCAGGAAGTCCGCGTTTTTGAAAATAGCCTCAAGGCCGATCTGCTCTAAACCCATGATTACCGTCCTTTCTTACCACGTTTGGATGTGGCCTCTTCCGACTTGCGCTCCTGTTCCTGCGCTTCCCAGCTGCGCATCCTGGAAACAGTCGAGGAGTAGGCCATCATTACCGCTAAGTCATCTTCGGGCAGGCACAGATCAAATTCGCTTGGCAGCCGGTTCCAGTCGTGGCAGGTATCGATCATGGCGAAATACGCCTGGTAGCTCCAGTCACCTTCTTTAAGCGGAAGGCTTAAGACCTTCTGCCGCTTTTTCCATTTGACGCCGAAACATATCTTGCGCGGCGGCCCGAGCCTCCTCGCTCACGTTGGTTACCGTGGAAGTCACGGAGAAAATCAGCTCGGTAATATCGTCGGTCGAGCGGATAACCCAGGTACGACCAAACAGCAATAATCGCTCGCCCTCATCCTCGGGGATGGTGATTTTCAGCGCCTTCATGCGCATTTTCCAGCGAGGGTAATCGTTGGGCTCAGCATCGATGCACAGATAGCACGAGGCCATAAATCGCTCGGTGAAATCGGCCTGGAATGCGGTTTCGGTCTTTTCGTAGGCGTCCCACATCGCTATGAGTTCCGGCGTGTCGGCGTCTTCGCGGCTGTCCAGCTCGATGCGCTGCACTTCGCCGGCGGCAGTGGTGGCCTCGTAGTACGGCTTTGTTGGCAGCTCGCGCCCCGCCTCTAGCCACTCCGACTCGACCTGCTGTTGGATGACCTGCTCTTCGAGCGGGTTGAGCGGGAAAAGCTTAAATGTTTCTTTTTGTGAATTGGTAAAGGCGAATTCTTTCTTCGCCGGTTTTGCCACTTTTGGTTTCGACTGTTTCATGCCAATACTCCCCAGTGTTGGTGTCTTCGCACCAGACCATCCAGGAGGCGGGGGAGCGGCGCCTGTTCCCTGGATGATCCGTGCGCAAAGTTTTAATGAACGACTCCCCGACGGTGTTGTTAGTTTTCGTTGATCTTGAGCAGCAGCCCGGTGCCGCCGTTGGCCTCGCCAACCGCGTAGCAGCTGTTTTCCGTCAGCGCCTTGACCGCGTTCAGCCCGCTGTTGAGCGGGGTGGTCAGCGCTAACCAGTTAGCCCCACCGTCAATGGTGCGCAGCACGGTGCCGACCGGAGCCGCGGTGTTGGAGGCCATAAACCCAACGAAGTCATTGACGTAATCGATATCGCGCACCTGTCCGATGCCCGAGCCTGTCCAACCAGTGATGCCGACCCAGGTCGTGCCGAAATCGTTGGACTGGTAGAGCAGGCCTGTCGCGGTGCCGACCTGCACGCGCCGGTCGTTGAAGACAAAGACGCAGTTGAGGCCAGGTGTACCGGTCACTACCGCGCCGGCGGTCCAGGTCTCGCCGCCGTCGCGGGTCACCGCGGTCACGCCAGAAGCTGCCACGGCCACGCCGTATTTTTCGTCGGCAAAATGCACGTGGCTGTATGCGCCGGCAGTGATCACGCCGCTTTCAACCGCGCGCCAGGTCTCGCCGCCGTCAGTCGATTTGTAGATATAACCAGCCTTGCCGGCCAGCAAAATCATGTCACGCGATAAGGCAAACAGGCAGCCGCCTGCCGAAGCGCCGTGGCCAGCCGCCGCGCCGCCAATCGATTTCAGCGTCCAGGATGCCCCGGCGTTGTCCGAGTATGCGACCTGACCCTGACCGCCCGCCGGGCCTTCCTTACCGGCTAAATATCGCCGGCCTGTTTTGCCAATCGGGAAGGCGGTGATGGCCATCGTGTTGATCCCTGCCCCAAACGGGTCCGCAGCGCCGGCGGCCCAGGTCGCACCGTCCGAGGTGAACAGAATATTGCCGGTGGCGGGTCCTGCCGCGCTGTCAGCCGCGATAACAGCCACGTCGCCAGGATCGACCGCCTGGCCGCAGTCGCCCAAACACTGCCCGGCCGCGTCGGCCCAGATATCATTCAGCGACTGGGTTTCGGACAGCGCCACGCGCCCCACCGAAACCTCCACCGCCTCGATCAGCGGAGGCCAGGCCTGCACGCTCATGGCGTGGGTAGCGTCGTTGGCCTCATTGTGATGCACGCGGCCTGCGTAGGTGATCGAGTCGATGTTGATGTGATGCAGCACCTGCGCCCGCTCGTAGTTGAGCGGGTTGCTTTTATTGCTGCAGGTCGACAGCATGATGTACAGCGCGCCGTTGGAGCAGCGCGCCTTTTCGAGATAGTCGCGGGTTTTCTTGCTCATGCCGGTAATGGTGGTGGTCACCGGCTCAGGCGGGGCTTTGCGCTGTCCGATCACGTCCCAGCCAGAGCGGTCGGCGCGAAAAGCTTGATTGATTTCAATTTCCCCCTGGGGGGCCTCAATATCATCGACGTCGTGGCAGCCGAGCCATTTGAGCTCAGTTCCCGGCCCATCGGGCTGGAAGAAAACTGACCCGTCGCCGGAATTGTATACATAATCACCAGTAGGCATTTTTACGCTCCTTGATGCGCCGCTGTTTCCGCGGCATGGATCAGCGCCGCTAAATCGACGCCGTAAACAGACTGAATCGCGCCAAACGCCGCCGGCTGGTTGCGTTCCAGGTCGGCCAGCGTCCAGATACCGCGCACGCGCAGCGCATTGGCCAGCGATGCGCCGGTAGCGCTCAGCACGGCAATCGACTCCCAGGGCAGGCCGTAGGGTACGCCCATATCAAGATCGGTTTCGCTGGCCTGATCCTCGACAATTGCATCCGCCGGCACGATCACCCGGTATAACCCGACGCCGGCCTTGTCGTATTCGACCACGGCCGATTCGCCGCGCTGTTCTACCAGCCGGACACTGACCATGATTACCTCAGACTCTTCGCTCATTTGCTTTTTCCTCATGTGCCGTGCCCGGAGGCTTTCGCGGCGTTGCGCATGGCCGCGCTCATCCAGCGCTCAAACAGCGGCTGGTTATCCTTGATAATCAGGTCCTTCCATTCCCGCGCCGCGGTGCCGGGGTGGTTGACCTCGTCTTTCGAGGCCCATCCGCCCGACCTGGATGCGCGGCTGGTAAAGGTGGTGCCGGGTTTGGAGCCTGCCGAATACCCGGTCTGGAAGTGCAGGCGCTTGCCGGCCTTCGCGCGGATCTTATGCGGCTTGGTGCCGTAGTTGAGCCAGTTCCATTTCTCGCGGCCGTGCGCGCTGCCGGCGAGCCGGATCTGGATGGTGATGCCTGCGCCGTCCATCTTCAGCACGGGGGTGAATTTTGGCTTGTCGCCCTGCCAGCCGGCGGTGGTTTTCTCGAAGTCTTTGACCAGGAACGGCGCGAATTTCTCCATCTCGCCGCGCAATGTGCGCATCACGGCGTCGGAGTTGAATTCCTTTGGAACGATCGCCCGTACCTGTCCTGGCATTAGATCCTCTCAAAAACCTTGAAACCATCCTCGACTGTTTCGAGCAGCGCCTGCGCGTCTCTTGCGTCGACATAACCGCGCTGGTGGAAGAGCCCAAAGGGGTAAGCCGTTCCGGTCACCTGGCCGGGGTAGGTGTCGATATCCATGTACCCGGTGTATCGCACCGCGACTAAGCCCGCCTCGCCAATTGTTAATTCCCTCGCCGAGGGCGCCGGTTGTGTCCGGCTGCGTCCCCCTCAGCCCATCGCTACGGCCGCCGCCTGCGCGCATTGTCGATAATCTGCGCCTCGTTCCAGACGGTATATCCAAACTCGGCCACGCCAAAAGCCGGGAAGTCCGCGCCGGTATCACCCGCACACAGCGGCACACGCCCCGTGCGGATCAGCTCGTACTGGCGTTCCAGCCATTCGCCCAGCACCTGCTTTCGTTCGTTATCGATGCGGCCGCAAGGGCAGCCCTTGATCACGGCCGCATCGATGATGTTGAGCTTTTTCAAATATTCCGCCGCCCATGACTCTAATGTGCAGTTGCATGCCCCTGCGGCGGCCAGCGCCACGTGGATATCCGAAGCGGCCAGGTCGAGGTAGGTATTGACAGTGTTTACCTCGCCGGCGTTGCCTAAATCAACTCCAGCGCAGAACAGGTTTTCATAATCCGCCGCTTGAGCATATCGACCAGTACAGGGCATGGGTTTCTCCTTGCCGGCAGGCGCAGTAGTAAAGGCGCAGCACCGGTAAGCCAGGGATTAGGCCGCGGCAGTCACGACCGAAGCGGGTGATAACGGCTTGTAGACCATGTACCACTTGATGTTCCCGGTCTGCGGAGCGCTTGCCAACGCGGCAACCGTGCCAGGCGACAGGATCAGATCGGTTTCCTCGACAGTGACCGGGTCAGACAGTACAAGACCCAGCGCGGTCGAAGGAGTAAAGACCGATGTTGCGCCCACGTTGCGGTAGAAGGTGCCAACCGCATCGTTGTCAATCGCAACCGGTGCGGCGCTGAGCGTCACGGTAGCGGCCGGCGCGACGGTAGCGATTTGCAAACTCATATTGGCCGCCCCGCCGATGACAGTTGTCACCAGGCCGAAAATCTTGGCTTTCACCGGCCCGCCGGAAACGACGAAAATGGGATCGCCCACGCCGGCAGCGTTGAGCACCGCGCCGTCCGACTTTTCGACGCAGCGCTCCGCCAGGGCAGGCACGTATGACTGCAAGAATTCCAGCCGCTCCATAACCGAGCCGTCCGCGTTGGCGGCAACCAGGTTAGAGGCAAAGGCATTGTTCGCGCTGTTCGCGCCAATCGCGCCGAGCACGGAGAGAGCTGAGTCCGTGACGGTTGTTCCGTCCGTCCCCAGCGCGGCTTCCGGGTCGCCGACGTCGGTGGGGTCTATGCCCCAGTTAATAGGTTTGAGAGGAAACATTTAGCCCTCCAGGGTCCGATCTCTTGTCCAGCCGGGCTTAGTCGAGATCACCACGGGCTGCGCGCCGAGCTGTGCCAGGAAGGCTTCCGCCTTCTCTTGCATCTCATAGGGCCAGCTTTGCGGGTTGGCTTTGCGCTCTTTGATGATGGTCTCGGCCTTTTCTTTGGTCATCTGATAGCCGATTTGAACCATCTGCTCGTGCTGCTGTGAGCCGGGCTTGACATAGTTTTTCTCACGCAGTGCATCGGCGAGTTTTTGGGTTTTTGGTTGAGTTGCCATTGGATAGGTGCTCCCCTATTTTGAGTGAATATGATTTGGCGCGGCTCTTAAGGAGTCGTGCCGCTGGAGTAGTAGATCCCGTTGGGGTCGATGACTCCGACCCAGGCCGCGTCATCCCATCCGCCGATGACGTCGTTGACCATATACTCGATATCGCCAGTCTCGAAAGAGCCCATCAGGAACGCGGCCGGCGCGCTGCCGGAGATAACGCTGATGTTCGAGGTCTTCTGGGCAACCAGCGGGGCCTCCCAGCCGGTAAGGCGGGCCACGGGCAGGGCCTGGATTTCGTTCGGGTCAGCGAACAGATACCAGGGGATATTCGGCGCGGCGGTGCCAATGTAGGGGTCGACCCGGTAACCGCGGATGAACTGCGGGATAACGTTTTTGTCGTTGAGTGCCGAGCCGGCAGCCAGCGTCGAGCCCAGAATGACCTGCGCCTGCATTTCCAGGATCTTAGGAATTACCAGCCAGATCCCGTTGATCGTGATCGGGTTGCCGGCAGCGTCCAGGCGCGAATTCATGGCGTTGATACCGATCGCCAGGTTGGCCGAGGTAAGGCGGCCGGTGCCGGCATACGCAGCACCCAAAGCGATCAGCGCGGCCTGCGTCAGGGCATTGTCGTACTGCGCCGAAACAAAGCTGTCCTCGAAGCGGCGTACCGCGTTGAGCATGCGCATCGGTGTCTGGCGGATCTTGCCCAGATCGTCATTCATAACGGCGCGCCAGGAAACGTCAAACTGGCGGGCGAATTCTTCCACGCCGTAGGAAACAACCGAGTCGGAGATGTGCGTGGCCTTCGCCTCCGCTTTCTCGCGCCGGCGGTGGAGCGTGCCGGGCTCGGTCATGCGGAACCGGTCCACATCCCGGAAGTCGGGCGCGCTGTCGGGGAAGGTGTAATCGCGCCACGATCCACCCTGATAGGCGTAATCCTTGAGGAACGCCCGACTGATCGCATCGGCGAAGTACACGTCAAAATGCGCGGTTGTCATGGCTTCACGGAACTGGCCGATATCCATGTGTTTGTACGTGTTTTGCAACTCGATCATGGCGTGGAATTCAGCCTGACCGGACTCGCCCAACCGTTCCGCTGCCCACTGGGGGACGGCGGAGGCGCGAGACAGCGCTTCGATCTGATTTGCATCGAAACCGCGCTCGGCCAGAGCGATTGATTTAACCCACTGCATTACCTGATACATAGTAGAGTCCTCCTCTTTTTCAGGTTTCGACGAATGTTAGCGACCAGCGCCAACCTGCATCACGCCAACGGTCTGCGTGGAAGCCACTCCGCCGGCGCCCTTCGGGTACAGGGCCATATCTGCGTCGGACATGGGAACGATAAAGCCAAAGAGCGGGTTGGCCGTGCCGGCCGAGTCCAGCGGGGACTTCGACAGGTAGGTGCCGACCGGCATGGTGGCGCTGCGATCGTAGTACACGGGGTCGCCAATCGCCTCGGTGCCCCAGGTAGCCTCGACGTTCGCCGCGTAGGTCAGTACGTTGCGCACTGTCTGGCGGTACACCATCGAGCTGGTCACGTCCAGAATGGCGACGCTGGTGCCCGGGTCTACGGTCAGGATGGTCCCGGTGAGCTGCGTGCCGGGGACGGCAGACAGAACAGCAGCGGGGTTGGACGGAGTCGGGGTAGCGTCTTCCAGGCGAGCATAAGGAACTTCCCAATGCCGCACTGCGCCCTCAGAGCTCACTTCATAGTCGTTGTGGATAATTTCAGTCATCTTGCATTACCTCCCAATACCAAAGCGAGTATTGATCTTGTCCATCGTCTCCTCGATCTGCGACCGCGAGACTGGACGTGTGCTATCGGGCGCGGCTGCGCTTTCGCCCAGTCCAAATGGACGCCCGGAACCGCTGATTTCTTTCAGCCGCCGCACCTCGGCTGCGACCGCGGCGCTCAAGGCCGCTTCGTTCTCCCACCTGTTGAAAGCCAGCGTCAAGAGCGATTCGGCCGGCAGCCGGGTCTTGGATAACACCGCGCGCACCTCGGCCTCACCCAAAACCGGGTCAGGCGCGGGAGGCTCTTCCACGGGGGCCGGCGCTTCAACCTGGTCTGCGTCAGCGGCCGGGGGAGTCTCTTCCCCGCTCTCGGGCTGCTCGACCTGCACGGCGGTCTGGTCTTCCTCGCGGATCGTGACTTCCGCGGTCGGCTCCGCCTCGGTGGCAGGCACCGTCTCCTCGGTCTGCGCGTCGCTTTCAGCCAGCGCGAGCGCTTTACCGCCTGCCCCGGCCCTGGTTACCCAGTCGACGCTGGCAACGGCAACGATTGACTCGACCACCTTGCCCTTGCGCCCATCCCGCTCGAAGCCTGGCCGGGCTTTGCCGTCGGCTAAGATCGAGCATTCCAGGCTTTCCAGCATGCCGGCTTTGGCGCGGTTGCGGGCCGCCTCGGCAAAGTCGGGGTCGAACACCACCACGCGGGCAATCGGCGCGCCCTGCTCGGTAAAGCCGACAATGCGCTTGATCTGTGAGACCTCGCTGCGCACGTTCTTCTCCGACTGCACGTGATCGGTGGCGTACATTTTCGCGCCCTCAAACACTTTTGCATCGCGCCTGAGCATATCCGCCGGGTAGTAATGGTTGTCTCTGTTATTGCCCCACCCAGGCCGGATAATTTGCACGTCCATTTCCAGCGGCCCGCGCGGATTGGTCACCGCGTCGCCCTCGGCCTCGACCAGCGCGATGGCCGGCGCGAACGATTCAGTAAACGACTCGGCCTCACCGCCCATCACGCTGGCGTCTTCGTCCTGACCGGTCAGGACGTCGCCAACCACCTGCACAAATTCATCGAAGAGCGTCTGCGCCGCGGCGATTTTGTCGGGGGCGTCGCTCCAAAAGAAGATATTGTTGAGCATGCTTTGAAACTGGCCCACACGCTCGCGCATGTTCTCAGCCACTTCGCGGGCCGCGTTGGCCTGGTCGAGCTGGGTAAAGGTGATCACGCTGGACGGCACATAGTCACCGTAGTAATCTCCTTCCTCGATATCTGATTCCTTCGCCCCAGCTACGCCGCGATGACCCTGCTCCTGGCCGGCCTCCTTCTCCAGCTCTGCCCATGTCTTTTTGAGCGAGCTGCTGAAAGTTTCGACCTGCTTGCGCAGCGCCTCTGGCAAAGTCTTGTTGGCCAGCAAGCTGGCCAGCTCGCGCGATAACCTGCGCACGTTGGCCTTGATGGTTGCCGCCTCAGCTACGGGCGCGGCGTCGTTTTCCCACAAAACAACATCTTCAATTATGGTTTCTGGCATTATGTACCTCGCAAAACAAAAAGCGCCAATCCCGGTCAGGAGATTGGCGCAGAGGCTCAGAAAATAGGGTTGTTATCGAATTGTCATAATCATTATAACGCAGCCCATTTACGGGTAAAAATGCGACTGCGCCACGCTCAGCGCGCCTTCGCCGGCTACGACCCGGCTGCCCGTGCCCTCCACCCTGTAGAACCAGGTGCCGGCGCGGGTAAAGGTGACATAGAAGTGGTACTGGCCCTGCGAGTCTCGGACTACCTCGGGAGCAGCGCCGTAGACCCAGGTCGTGCGCAGACCGCCCGGGTCGGGCGAGTCGACCTTGACGGTAACCACATCCGGGTCGAGCGGCAGGCCGGTGACCAGGTCGGTAAATATTACGGTGATCAGTGCGCGGTCACCAACGTTCCAGATATTCTCCATCTATGCCTCGCTTTCCACGAATGTTAACGCTGTCTCGCGCGCCTCGTAAAACATCAAGGCGGCCTGGGCCTCCTCGGAAATTGTCACACCGGTATTCCGGCTGACCCACCATTGCAGCCCGCCCAGACTCGCCCCGCTGCCAACGTGGCCCGCGCCCGTACCTGTAATGTCACCAATCGTGGCCGCGCCCTCACCCTGTACCAGAGTCGTCCCCGATGCACTGCCGGTAATATCCGCAATGGCAGCTGCGCCCTCGCCCTGCACGAGCACCGTTCCCGCGCCTGATCCGACGATATCGCCGATGGTGGCAGCGCCTTCCCCGGTGATCGGCGTAGAACCAACCACGCCCGTACCGGTGCCAATGATATTGGCAATCGTTGCGCTGCCAGATCCTTGCACCAGAGTCTTTCCTGCCCCGCTGCCGGTAATGTCGCCAATTGCAGCGCTACCTGCGCCCTGAATGAGAACCGTGCCGGCTCCTGTGCCGGTGATATCCGCGATGGTAGCAGCGCCCGAGCCGGTGATCGGCGACGATCCGACTGTTCCTGTGCCTGATCCGGTAATATCGTCGACGGCAGCACTTCCCGCGCCTTGTACCAGTACGGTGCCGGCACCCGAACCGGTCAGGTCGGCAATGGTCGCGCTGCCTGCGCCTTGTACTAATACAGTACCTGCCGCGGACCCGGTAATATCAGCGATGGTAGAAGCACCTGCGCCCTGCACGAGAGTCTTGCCAGTGCTAGCGCCGGTTATGTCGCCGACCGTAGATGTCCCGGCTCCCTGCACCAACACCGTTCCCGCGCCAGAGACGGTCACATCGCCGATGACAGCCGCGCCCGCGCCAGTGATGGGCGCAGGAGCCGGCGGAGGAACCAGCCAGGGCATCTGGCTGACCGGGATACGAAAAAGGTCGTATTGGGTTTGTGGCGCGTACATGTGCGCGGCCAGGCTGTCACCAGGGTATTTTTTGTAGACGCGTAAATCAGACAGCGCGCCGCGAAAATTCCAGATTGTGCCGGTTCCGCCTGCAACATAGATCCCGCCAAATCTCGGAACGCCGCCCGATGGAATACCAGTGGCCCCGGTGGCGTCTGCGGTGGTGTCACGCAGCACCCCATTTACCAACAGCCGCCATTCGCCGCCCTTCCAGCCGCCAAGCGCATGCGTCCACTTATTGGCCGCGATAGTGCTGTCATAAGTCCAGCTCGCTACCACGTGAGTCGCGCCTGCGTTCCACCGCCCGACCTTGATCTGCTTGACGCCCGAAACATCATCGAGCCACATGCCCCAACCCAATGCGAACGTTGAGGAAGCGCCGCCGCCGCCGATGGCAATGCCGTCATTTACGCCGCTCGGCAGCACCGTGGGGTAAATCCATGCGCTGATCGCAATTTCCCCGCTGATATTGAGGTTCGCCGGGGCGTTTGCAGTCAATTGACCGTATGGGGAGATTGACGGCTCGTTGCTGTCGGGCAGATACAGGCCCCGCCGGCCATCTGCCTCCACCCATGACATAACTTCGGGATGCACCAGCTCGCCCTGGTTGCCGCTGATTTTGTCGATGAAATGATTTTGAGAGATGGTGATCGACTCTTCACCCATTAACGGCAGCCAATACGCAAGATTGGCTGCTTGCGGGCTGAGGTAATTAGGGGTGATCGGTGAAAACCGGTTCATTAGCTGGCTTGCATGTTGTAACGGCTGTAGCTGAGGATGTTCCCGCTGGCGGCAAACGCCTGCCCAGTCACGTTGAAAATCACTATTTTAAAATCAAAGGGTGGCAGCGGAATTTGCCTGGCGATGACCAGCCGCGCCGTGGTAGCTGCGTCAAGCTGGAAGTTTGCGACCAGTAGCGCGCCGGCAGGCTTCAGGTTGGTCGCGCCATACGAATAGTTTGAGCCGTCCAGCGTCGGCACAAGGTACAGCTCGCACACGGCCCCGGCTTCGCGGGCGCCGCCCTGCGTAGCCAGGTTAAGCGCGAAGTCGGCATACAGGTACAACTCCGCCGCGTCGTCGTTGGAAACGTTCGCCGAGACAACGCCGGTATCGTCGGCCAGCGAGTTCAGCTCGGTGGTCAGTAGATTCGCGGGGGATGTTGGCCCGCCCCATTTAATTACACCCATAACCCCTCCTTACGCGTTTGGCCCGGTGAGGGTAAAGCTGGTGATGGTGATCTGCTGGGTAGCCACAACTACGTTGTTATCCAGGGTAATATCCCCGCCCCCACCTGTGATGGTGACCGAGCCTTGATCGTGACAGGTCGCGCCCTGCTTGATGCGGAAGTGCGCGACGGTGCCGGGATTGTCAGCGCTCAAATCCTGCCACGTACCCAACAACGCCTTGCTGCCGGCATTGGCTGCCGCCATCCAGTCAGCCGGTAATGCCAACGACGCGACTAACGTGCCGCTGTCTGCCGCGGCGCAGTTGGCCGGCTGCGCGCCGGTGCGCAGCTCAAGCGTCGGGGAAGCGCCGATAGTCGACTCGTACACGTCCAGGATCGCATTGCGGACCGCCACGGAAAATTGATGTGCCATTTTTATGCTCCTTAAAAATAAAGCGCCAGTCTCGGGGTGAGAAAGGCGCAGAGGCTCAAATCGTTACAGTCATTATAACGCGGAGAGCAAAACCGTTTCTTTCGAAGTCTATAGAATTATTTTAGTAATCGAATAACCATTTTGATATAGATCGATGTATAATTAATTGTATGAACAACGCAGCGTGCTTTTGTGTGAAAGGCTCAACGGCGGGATCTAGCCCGCCAAAGCGGGTGCAACGCCCACCAAAGCGCGAACGGTAAACGATCCTGGCGGCCACCGGGGTCGTTTGCGTTTAATGGGTGGTAAAGAGCTGCAAAACAGCTAGAACAGGTAATAAGAATTAGCGGACTTAGTCCGGGTCGTAGACCGTGTTATTGTCCTGTGTGCTGTTGACTCCCAGCGCCGTGACTAGCAACGGCGTGGATACCCGATAAATCAGGTTGTCATCAACCTTGACGTAATTAATCGCGGTCAGACTGCCCTTTGCGAACGAAATCCCTATCTGTGTGTTGAGCGTGCCGTCCTCGTCAATCCACAGCCGGTTACCCGATACGCTTGCCATACTGTACGTTCCCACCTCGCCAGCGTCCAGCGCCATTTCTAGGTAGATCCCCGATCTCCCCGCCTGAGCCGCACCCCAATCGCGGATGATGTTTTTATCCACCACCAAACCAATGATCCCGTTGGTTGCGTCCAGGTAGGCGGTAGACGAATATTTGACGTGCAACCCGGCGTATGCGGAGGTCAGAATGGTATTGTCGATAATGATGGGCTGTTTAGAATTTTGTACGTAGATACCCCGCGCCGTAGAGGACAGCACTTGATTACCCTCAATGGTCAGATCGTTGATCTGTGAACAGTAGATCCCCGCATCAGTGGCGGTGGCGGTGGCGGTAGAAACAACGTTATTGACAATCCGTGCCTGGGAGCCATCATTCACCCCATCGCGCAGGTAGATCGGCATTGATCCACTGCTGACAATGCGGTTGTCGCTTATTTCTAATCCCTGCACGCCCACGCCATAAATACCATAGCCGGGTACTTCGATCTCGCAACCCCGAATTTGCACGTCCTTATGGGCAAGAACCCCATCGGCCAGGGAAATCCCCAACGCACCGCTTTGCGCGCTGACCAGCGTGCAGTTAGATATAGTTAGATGCTGACAAGCCGGAGTGGTTTCCTGATCCTGGTAATATGCGATTATTCCGCGTGCTGTAAAATCATACGCCTGTACGTTGTTTATCTTGATCCCGTTCCAGGGTATATTGCCCTCGGTCTTGATCCTGATGGCCGTGTCCCATCCTTTTAGCACACAATCACTCAGGATAAAATTTGTCACGCTGGAAATATCAAATGCCTCGTCAGCGGTCGCCAGGGTTTGTTCCCCCCGAATGTGCTGGCAAACCACATTGTCCGTCTGGTAGAAATCAACCAACTCGCCCACGTCCAGCCCAAACACATTTTGAATGAGTACATACCGGCAGTCATGCAAAAAGGAAATCAACCCCTCGCCGTTGTCGTACCCCTCGCAGCCATCAATCTTGATCCAATCAGCCTGTTTCCACTCCAAGAAGCCGTGACCGCCCTCTTGCCACACATTATCAACCTCGGTGCGGTCTGCGTTCTCGAAATAGATGCGCCCGAACCCGTGGTTATCAGGGGTTGGCACTACCCCGTCCCAGTTGGTCGCGTCAATACCCATGTCACGGACAGTGATATTGGTCAGATGCGGGGAGGCCGGGCCAATCGCGTACAGTACCCGCCCGTCCATTGCAGCATCTGGTTTGAGTAGGGTCAGGCGCATCCCTGCGCCAATAATCGTCAGGTTGGATTTCATCACCAGGGGAGCCGTTACCCGGTAGGTTCCAGGCGGCAGGTAAATCACGCTCTCACCGTCAATGGCCGCCTGAAGTGCTATGGTGTCATCGGTTGTGCCATCCCCCACCACACCGTACTCCTTGACACTGGCCGCCCTGCCGTTGAGCCGCTTGCCGATCAGGTTATGCTCGGCTACGTGCGCGGCATTCCCCGCCGCCCAATCAATCTTGAATGTAGTTGTCATGTGATCCTCTCCTGCATAATGTCACCTATCGCGCTGTAACCCGTAAGCCCGGCGGCTAGTGAAAATTTGCGTAATCACTTGCTACCTCCGCGATGGTCGCCGCCCGGTTGAGCAGAACCACATGAGCGATATACCCGTCCCATACGTTTGTACCGCTGGTAGAGTGGTTGCCAATAACGGTGTTAATAGCCGCTGGTTTGGTCGCTCCCCACGCGCCGTTTGCCGCCTTATCAGTATCGACTTGCGCACCGTTGATAAAGCCGCGAAAAGCATTTCCAGCCACGTCCCAAGTCAGCGCAAGGCGCAGCCAGCCCGAAACATTGTAGGCGGGCGCGGCGATCAATACACTCGCTGTGGAGGTCACGCCCCCCGCGACACGCTGCAACCAGAGTTGATTAACGGTGGTTGTCTTGCGTATTCGCACAAAGGTGGTGGTCGTATTGGCGGCGATGTTGAACAGGTTGCGGTTTGTCACGCCAGCCCACACGTCCGGACTGAGGGGCTTCATCCACAAAAACAGCGATCCTGCATCACCGTTGAACGCATCCCGCAGGCTGACGGTGTACCAGTCAATCACAGAGGTGGAGGCTGGCACAAACAGTGCGGCGGTTTTACCATCCCCAATACCGGCATCTCCCAAAGTTACATTAGAGTATGACCCGTTGCGACTGTTCCCGCTGATGTCCTCAGCAGTCGTACTGCCTGCCGCATCCCACAAAGGCAGGTAAGCGAGGATCGACGTGCCAAACAACGCCTTGACCTTTTCGGCGTATGGTGGTGCCCCGCCCCCTCCCTGCCCCAGCCGCCTGACCCTGCTCAATCGTTGCATCCTCATGCCCCACCTCCCTCAGTACAGGTAATGTTCGTTATCCTGCACACCTCGATCACGCCTGCCACTGATACTCAAGCACAGCGCCGGCGGCTTCGCGGAAGAAGCGGATATCCGCGCCAGCCACGCCGATGATGACCGGCGTGATTTCCTTCTGGAGCTGGAAACCGATTGCCGCGGTCGGGTCTACACCGTCCAGGCGGAATCGGGCATTTTGAGCAGTGACCTGCACCATGATCTGCACCGCGCCGGCGGGCCGGGTCAGCACCGCGGCAGCCGCGCCCAGCGCAACCTGGGTATGCGCGCCGACGGGCTCGTAGTATTCGGTCAGGTAAACGGGAGTAACCTCTTGTCCATTATCGAGTGATTTCATTCTGCCTCCAAAACTTGGCTAAACAAAAAGCCCCCACGAATATACTCGTGAGGGCTCAAGGCGCTGATATCAGTATAACGCGAATCCTATTCCGCCTCAGCCCGCCGCTTCAGCTCGATAAACGCCAGGTTCAACCGCAGCGGACCAGCCTCGCATCGGTAGTCACACCGCTCTAGCTGCGACACAATCTCGCTTAGCGTCGCGTCGGCAAAGATGTTGGGCTGCGCCGGCTCGATGCGGAAATAGCCCGACACTACCGGCAGCGCCGGCTGAGTTCCCGCTGGCTTTGGACAGCGGTTATATTTACGCATGGTCGTGCTCCCCATCCTCTCTATGAGATTGTTTAAGTAAGTCTATAAAGGTTTCCAGCGCCTCGAAAGGCACGACAAACCGCGGCCCGCCCAGCAGGGCCGCGCGGTGCGGGTCTTTCTCGTAGAACTCCAGGCCCTGGCTGCCGTTGTATTTAAACGGCAGCTTCGCGCCCTTCCACCAGACAAAGCCGTCAGCAGCCACGATCAAATCAGACATATCATCCCCCTGGCCGGCGCGGGTGGCCGCGAGTGAGGCGCGTACCTTTTGGCACCGGGATTAAAGAACATTTACAGTTGTAACCATGACATGCCAAATCAGGACTCTGAGTCTCCCATCCATATTTCGCCCATGTACTGGCGCGGTAGACCTTTCCGTTAGCATATACGCAGTCATCGCAATGGTCGGTGTCCCCGTACTGCCAACGGAGCGGCGGATTGCTCCCCGCCATCAGCAGCGCCCTGCTGCGCAGCTGGTTCCAGCGGTTTGCCCACAGCTCGATCCGCCCTTGCAGCGCGGCTAACTTGCCGCCGTTGGCTTTGCTGCCGGCCTCGATCGCGTCAGCAAAGCCGGCGATGTGCCGGTATTCATCCAGCACGGCCTGGGTCAGGGCATTCTCCTCTTCCTGGGTAAAATCCTCCGCGCCAATACCCAGCGCGTCCATGCCCTCCGCCCACGCGCCGTGCAAACCCGACTCGATGGCGGTTTTCATCGCCCCGGTAAAATCCGTGCGGGATAATGCCCCGGTCCATAAACCGCGGACAATGCTGCGCAGCGCCGAACGATATTGGCCCACGGTCGCCTTAGCCTCTACCAGCGAAAAAGGGGGCTGGCTCTCGCCGGCCTCCGTTGGCTCGGGCTCGGGCGGCGCGTTTGGATCAGGCGGAACGGGCGGAACTATTGGCGGCGGCATGGGATTTTCCTCGGGCGGCTTGATCAGCTTCAGCAGCTCATCAAAGCCATGCAAGCCCAACGTTTCGAAGACGACTCTCAACAGGCTCTTGATAATCTCCTGGCCGGCCTCATCATCCAGTAGCCCGCGGTCAATCATGTCATAAACCATGTCGCTGGCAGCTTTGATATCTTCTTGTGACATGGTAATAATGCGGTCGGTGGATATGGTCGACTCCAGCGACTGAAACGACTTGCCGCCGTGGCGCTCGGCCATCATCGCCACGATGCAAAACAAATCGCGCCACACCGATGACCAGAAAGCCTGGTAGCGGTTAAAGCTTTTCAGCGTCGGGCCTTCCATCGCCGTGGATGTGGCTAACCGGTAGGTATCGCCGCGGCCTAAATAGTGCGGGTACAGCTTCGCGGCTAAACCCAGCTGGGTTAAGAGCGCCATGCCGTCTTTCTCGGCGTCGGCTGAATTGGTCGGGCGGTTCATCCACTGCCGGTCGACCGCGTCATTTTCCAGCCAGGCAGAGCCGGCCGGCGGCGGCGGGTTGGTGTCGAAGGCGTCATTCGCATTGCCCAGCGTCGAGCCGATGCGGCTTTTCATCATGTCGACCGCGCGCTGACCGCCCTTGACTTTGATCTTTTCCACCGCCGACGCGGCAGCCCTGGCCACGGCGGCGCGGTTGGTGAGGAACTGCTTGTACTCACGCGACCAGTCAATGCCGGCGGTCATCAGCGGCCATCCGCGCCCGCCCACCTCGCGGAAAGCAGCCTGCATTACCACCACGTCGGTCCAACTGTCTAAGCTGGTCTCGTTGGCCTTTTTGGCGTCGGGCGGCAGCTTTGCGCGGCTCAAAGCCTCGGGGCTGGCTGACCAATCTGGATAATAGACGGTCTCAAAATTACCATTGGCGGTCACGCTGTCACGGCGGTAATACAGGTTAATGCTGGCGTCGGCAGGGTCTTTGACAACCTCCTTGATCTGATCGGTAGGGATGGTGCGCACGGTCGAAAGCCCGTCCAGAGTCGAGACAAAGATCACGAAGAAAATCTCACCGTCGACCAGCAGAGTTTCAGATTGTTTGTGCAGCTTGCGGTCACCTAATACCGGCGCGTTGCGGTCCGCAGTCCAGAACTCTTCCCACAGCTCCTGCGCGGTCTTGTCCTCTGCGGTCAAGTTGGGGGTATTGCCAAAGGCATAGTCTGTCCACAGCTCGACCGCGAACTGGGTGACCGGGTCGGTCAGGTACAGTGAGCGCGACTCGCGAACGATCTGCAAGCGGAAGTTTTCCGACGTGTCCATGCCGAAGGAGTAGTCCTGGATGCGCCTTGTTAGCAGGTCGGCCAGCCGGCTGTCAAACTCGGCCAGCTGCTCGATAAGCGCCTCGGGCGAGCGCTGGGCAAGGTACGGCACCATGCGCCAGTCGTTGGCGACTTCGCGGGTTAATGCGCTCAGCCGTTCCATTTCCGGCCTGAGCAGCCATCGTGATAATATTTTTCGTAGATCCATTATATGTACCGTCCTTTTATGCCTCACGAACACTGATGCGCTCTCTGCTCGCCCATTCTTCTTCAATCAGCAGCGGCCCGACAATAGCCTGGATAACCGAGTCGCCGTAGTCTGTAGACTTCCCGCGCCGGCGTCTGATCAAATCCTTCGACTCGATCAGGATCTGGCCGCTGGATGTGTAGGTGTAGCGCGGCGCGACTAAATCGTTGAATAACTCCTGGTTCGGCGGCAAACACACCTCGAAACCCGAGCCGGGTTCCAGCATTTCCCGCAGCAGCCACCATGCACAGGCCCGCCAGTTAGCGAAGCCGTACAAATTCGACTTATCGCGCAGCTCGGTCGAAGCCGCGGCCTTGAACGGGTACACCCGCATTCCCAATTCTGCGGCCCGGTGGTAAACGCCGGCGCCAATGCCGATCACGTCGATATAGCCGGCTGCCTGACGCTGGCTATCCAGCAATGCGGTGAGCTGCCCAACGACCTCCATCGTGACCTGGTCAGGATTGGAAATTACCAGCTCTTCAACACTTTTGACTTTGACCCCGTCGTAGGTCGGTGCGAATGTGGATTTATCGCTCTGCGCCCCACCCCCGCCGACGTCGTTGCCAACCGCAGTTAGAACGCCGGGAAAGCCCTCTTTCTCCCACTGCCGCCAGCGCAGAATCGCATCACGGACGTGCGTCGCCGGGATGACCTGGTAATCGGCATCCCGCGCGCCGGCCATCCAATCGCCGTGCAGTAGCTGCGAGCGGAAAGGCTCAGGCATGGCGTTGAGGTTGCGCCGGTATTGGTCGTCGTTGGCCAGGAATGGGTTATCTTCCAGCTTGGCCGGGATGAAGGTGCGGCTGACCCCGTCAGGATCATCCGCCGTGGTCTCGATCTCGGTCTTGCCGTCATCGGCCCGTTTGTAGTAGCGCAGCTCGCCGGCCTTCGCCGGCCGCGGATGGGCCGGGTCAAGCCATGCTGCCCAGCGCCGGAACACCCACCCGCCCGGGTCGGGGTTCGCGCAGGCCAGCATGCGCACGCGCTGGTAGCGTTTATCCGTGCGCGCGCGAGAAACCATGTACTCGTACTGCAACTGCGAGAACTGCGGCAGTTCATCGAAGCCAATAAAATCATACGCCGCGGACTGGTGACCAAACACCGAGTCGTCGCGTTCTAAGTGGCTGAACCAGATTATTCGATTGTCAAGGTGCCATGTATATTTCGATCCGTTGAAACCATCACTTGTGCCGCGGTTGTAAAACTCTATTGATCTTGGGATAACCGACTGTTCCAGGTCTTTGTACGTGCGCCGGAAGATGACCGCCCGGCGGTGCTCGAACCGCGCGATACCGAGCAGCAAATCGCTCTTGCCTCCGCCGGCTGCCCCGCCGTACAAAGTCTCAAACGCTCTCGTCAGCAGCGCCATCCACTGCGGCTGACTCTGCGGAGCCCAGGGGATTCGCCTCTCCTGTACCGCCTGTAGATATGAGAGCTCCGAGGGCTTGAGCGAGTGCAGATACTGTTCGATCATGCTGCTCGTCGTTAAGCTCAATCGGTCCTCCGTTCTTGCCCGTCATTTCGTGCTTGGAAATACGCCCGCCGGTCTCCTTCGCCAGATCATCCAGCACGCCGCGGTACTGGTCGAGAATGGCGCTGTTGAAGCGGTAGATATCGACCCGCTGCGCGCCGGCGCCCTGGCCGATGGATTTGACATCGTGTACCCAGATATTGGGGTAGGTCGAGCCCACTGTGAATGAGGTTGCTTCGCCGGCATTTTCCGAATCGCTATCGGCTTGCGGGGTAGTGGTGATGATGATCGGCGCTTGAGCGTAGACCTGCGCTTCGAGAAAATCGGCCATCTTTTTGAGCTTGACCACCCGCTCATAATCCAGCGCCAGGCCCGAATCCATAATCTCTTTCGCCCGTAGATTCTTCTCTTCTTCCAGGCGTTTGTCGTACGTGGCGGCGCGGTCAGCCCAAGTGAACCTTGATGACCACTGCTCTAATGTCTGCTTTGAGTGTGTCGGCGCTGAATTTACTTGACTCGTATTGAATTTCTGGATCAAAAGCACCAACGACCGTCCAGGCCCGAGACGCAAATAATCGTTGCAGGCCTGGACGGCTTTATTACTTTCTCCAGGTTGGCGTTCCCCCGCCAACGGCTCGACTCTGTCTGCCATTAGATCTTCTTTCTGGGTCTCTGCGCCGCCGTCGCTACCTGCGCATCGATCGCCTGGCGCTGCTGGTCGCTGAGAAGCACGTCAAACCTGGCATCATCGACGGCGATATGGTTGGTCACCGTTCCGGTCAGGTGGGTAACCTTTTCGATCAGGCCGTCCACCAGCTCCGCGACTTTGCGGCTGCTGTCCGACAGTTGATTGATCGATGTAGCCATGTCAGCCAGTTGTTCGCGGTTGCGCTCCTCTTCCCGCGCCGATACTGCCTGCATGGCCCTGATAAAATTTTGCCAGCGCTCGTCTCTGATTTTGTCCTGCTCTTCTTCCCACAAACGCTGCCGCTCGCGCTCGGCCTCGCGTTTCTTATCCTGGTCTTTTTGATAGGCCCTGTACTCGCGCCAGATCAGGCCCAGGCCGGCAAACATCACGACCATGATCAGGATAATGACGGCCAGGTTGGGAAAGAGCTGCCAGATCTCGCCGGGTGGAATGGGTACCTGTAATAGCATTTGGGCATCCCCCTATTTGCGCAGCTCTAGCTGCGTCCCGTTTCGTCAGGGATATAGGGGGCGGTCTCTGCCGGCAGCTGCTGGGGAGGTCCCTCAATAGAGAAGTTGGCAATCAGGGAACCAACCAGGGCAACAAGAGTCACAAGAATTTCAGGGGTCAGGTCGACAGGAAGAACGACACCAAACGCATCCAGGAAAATCACCACAATACCGACGGCGGCCGTCCAGAACTTGCGAGATTGGATCACCCCCCTCCATCCCCACCCGGGGCCGGGATCGACCGCGATACCCACGATGTACGCGGCCACGATTACGCCTAATGCGACGGCCGATTCGATATCCAGTTTAAATCCTGGCATGAACTGGCCGACAATAAGCACGAACAGGGTCAGCACTGCGACCCAAAATTCCCGAGTTGCTAACATCTTCATCGGTAAATCTCCTTCGATGGACAGAAATAAAACGATCCCGGTCGCGCACATAGAGTTATGCGCGCTCCGGGATCTATGCCTACTGGCAAGCGGACATAGCCAGTATAACGCAAACAGCCACGGGGGCTGCCGTGGCTGTTTCAGGGGTTGTTCGGTTGTGTTATTCCTGCCGAGGGCGCTCGGTCATGGTCGAGGATATCTCATCCATGCGGCCACTTTTCAGCGTGATGCGCACCTCGCCCCAACCCGTGCCGTTCAGCACGTTGGCCAGGTGGAACACTAAGCGCGCCCACTGCCAGTCTTCCAGCACAGCCAACAAACGACCAATAAGGTCAGGACTTTCCGCACGCGGCTTTGGCGAGGTATTATCACCCATAAGACCCCCTACAGTTTTGGTAATCAGGTTACATCCGGTAAATACAGTATAACGCGAATATTACCGTAAAGCATCACCCCGGCGAATAAATCACCGGGGTGAGCTCAGGAGAACATCATGTCGCCAAAGTCTTCAGCAGCCAGCAGAAGAAGGGGGAACCAGAACCAAAAACAGTATAACGCGGATTTTAGCCTTTCATGCAGCCGGCGGGCGAACCTTGCCGTTGCCGTTTGTCGTGGTGATCACGCGGTCGACGTACTGGCGCGAAACACCAACGGTTTTTGCAAGTTGCGTTTTGGTTGCGTCTGGTTGCGTTTCGTGCAACTCAAGGATGCGCTCGCGGTTGCTCTTTTGCTGTTCCGGTTGCGTTGGTTGGGCA